TCCAGTACAATTACATCACCTACTTCTTTCTGGATATTTTGCAAAGCAAGGATAAGTTCGTTCAATGTCATGATTTACTCCTAGTAAAGACAAAGCCATGTTGTTTGTTGCAACGTACGGATTCTAACACAAATTTCAGGATTCTGATGGGAATCGAATAAAATTATCCAGAAATTCCATCTTCACCATATTCTATCAGAAGATCATAAAGTTTAGCTCCCAGTAGAGCATCACGATCAGATTTAGGTTCATAGTAACCACCACATAAGATGCTACAGATAGCTCTCAATGCTTGTAGCGAAGGAACGTAGTAGTCTTTACCATTTGCTACAAAGCTGAATTCTACTACAGTACTAGGTGTACCTGTTGTTTCTTTGATCATGTTATACCTTTACATAGAAAACATGACTACCAATAGTACCATACTTCTTCATATATTTTACCTTCTTAGACCAACTAGGATTGATTTCTTTCGTATGATACCAAAGTAGATCATCAGGATACGTCTGAAACACATCAGAATCACCTACAACAGCTTTATATGCTACAGTTGATACCAACATAGATTGATGTTGTTCTAGCTTGCTGTAGGCTGTTTTAAGACCTTTAGCTTCCTTACGAAACGTACTTAGTATATCACTAAATTGCTTAGGTTGCTTAGCTACATCACAAACAGTACTTGGATAGTTCTTATGGTTTTTCCGATTGATAACTACCTGAGCTACTGCTTGCATACCTTCCTTGCTTTGGTTGTAGGCCTCGTGTTTAATCAGCACTTGCATACAATGAAGTTCTTGAGCCAGATGCTGGTGATCTTCGAGTGATGTATGTTGTGATTTATTACTTAACGTAGGAATAAGGATAATTAATATAATAAAAACCAAGATTCGGATTGAAATCACTTTAAGATATTTCACGCTTCACTCTACGTTTCGTTTCTGTTCCCTGCGTTCTTTGCGCTGTTTATCCCTTAGTTTATCTTTCTTCTTATCTTGTTCAGCAGAAGGATTGTATTGCTTGCTATTAGTACGATGGATTTTAATCAATGAGTTTTGCATGAGTAAGTTCGTGATTCTTGAATTTAGAATGAAATGTGATTAAGATTTTTAGATTATACGCTCATCTTCAGAATGATGTAATATCCCAAGAATCTTCTTTAGAATATCTTTGATTTTCTACGATTGCTTGTAAGCTCTCACTTACTTCTCGTTCATCAGCAGGTGTAGTGTACCACAGGTAGTCTTGCTGTTGAATATCAGAGCGTTTTACTACAGATTTATTTTGTTTAAGTGTTTTCTTTGGTTTATTCATAATTTAATAGATGTTGTTGCACCTCTTCTTCAAGCTGTCCTACTTCTTTCTCCGCTGCTTCCAAACGATCAATCAACCAGATCATTTGATTGCAATCAATCATGTACATACCATGAACTATACCACGTTTCTTACTTGCTTCAACAGAAGCTCGTAATGCTACTAAGTCTTGCATAATCAGATTCCTTACTTAACTACAATAATACAACCAGCTAAAGTCATATCACCATGACTCATTTCACTCACATTGTAAGCAGAATACATGTAAGGATACTTTGTTTTTAGTTGTTGCTTCATTATCTCAAATTCAGATTGTGTGAGTTCAATATGAGAAGGTTTCTTTCCATGTTTGTTGCAGTAATCCTCAATAAGTTTCTCTGCTGTTGCCATCAAATCTTCTGTATATACTTTCATATTAATCATCTCCTTTAGCAAATTCAGCTAGTTCAGCAATTGTCATTGTTCTCACCTGATCGTAAGTAAGGTATGTACCTTGCTTATGCCTTTCAAAATTTAGAATAGCTAATTTATAAGCATGATCATGAGTTTCTTTCCAATTGTTTTGCTGTTGAGCACAGATTTTTTTACGAATCTTTTCTCTTGCTTCAAATACTCGCAAGCATTCATCAAAAGAATGTTCTACATTAAAACCTACAATTTTAGTGAATGCTTCAAAGAATTCTTGTTCAGTCATGTTAACCTTTCTTTACAGAATAAACTTCGTCTAGATAATGCATAATACCAATCTCTTTATAATTCATTTCTTTACCTTCTTTACGTTTCTTGCTTACATAACGAATCAGACTACACAACCAAGGCAATGTAAGTTGTAGTACTTCGGCAGTAATCTCAGTTTGACCTTCAGCGCGAGCAAGAAGTAATGCTAATGTTGTTAGATTTCGTAGATTATACGAGGTTTTATCAGTAGGATTTGAAATCCACTCAAGATACTCTTCATCGAACCCGGATTGTAGCGTAAACAAATCAGCAAGCAGGTAATTGGACAACCCGTAGAAGAAACTTCCTGTACTACGATAGAAGATACCTTCATTGTAATCTGATACAAGCTGTGCAGCTAGCTGCCTTACTGAAATGTGAATTGTTGGATCATCTATGATCTCGTTGAGGTTCAGTAGCTTGAATTTGAAATCAATATCTGTACGCCAAGGTTCACGATCTGGTGTTTGTTCAATCATACGTTTCTTTCTCCTTATATAGCAAATCATCTTTAGTAAAATCGCGCAGATACACATCAGCAGGTTGTTGCATTGTTTCAATCAGTAGCTTCTTGATTACCTTAGAGATTTCCTTCCTAGTATCAACAGTATAACGGAATTTAGGGCTGATCGTGCCATACGACTGATACCAAGCTTGTTTAGTTACATCAGCGTATTCCCTAGCTTTATTATAATGTAAAGTAAACGTACCTAGTTTCTTGATAGGTACTGTCTTACCATCTAGCAGTAGCTCTTTGATTGATTCCCCAAGTACATCGAGCATATCTCTCAACTCATACAAAGCATAATCCCCGTTGAGTTTACTATGCATCTTAGCTGCTAGTTCATCAGGGGTAACCTTTGGAAAGTTTATTTGTTTTTGTTTAGGTAAGTATTTAACCATCGGTTCTTTTACTTTCAATATATTCAAGAAACTTTAGTTCATCATCTAGTCTATGTAACAGGTTTACTAATCCTAGACGTTTTGTAGAACTAGGATGAAATTCAGTTAAGATATTTTCAATCTCAGTGATTAGTGATTTGATTTCTTGAATCAATTCTTTGTTTGTTTTCATTTGTTCAGTCATGCTTTAATCCTTAAACAACTACATCATAACCAATAACATAATAACAAGTACCTGAGTACCTATCACTCCTTCCATATTAATTATTCAGTCTGTCTCGTTCAGCATTAGCCTTTTGCTCATCAAGGTAAAATGATACGTTTTCATACTCATCGTATTCGTGGATTACCCATACGTTTTCATAATCATCGTATTCGTGGATTACCCATTCGTTTACAACTACAACAAAGATTTTCATATTATTCCTCTCGTTTACTATGATGATCCAACACAGCCACCTGCCTCGTTTTCATGTATTCTAGCACATCTTGTTCAGAGAATAGCTTGTGTTCACCAAAGATTTTATAGGAGTTGTCTAGTCCAACATCGAGTAATTTTCCTGGATATTGAATTGTACCATGAACATGCCCATGTAACATGAAACTCCCATAACTTTTTCTATGGTGAGATGCAATTGGGAAGTGAAATAAGCACGTAGTAGTCTTATCAGTACCTAGCTTGATTTCTTTGTAATCCCACCAGTTCTGAATAATACCAGATAGTTTTAAGCTATCAAGAATCTCCCTACGATCATGATTCCCCTTCAATACAAATTTCTGACCGTTAAGCCTTCGTAGAAACGCTGCTACTTCTTCATATTTATGCGAGAAGCTAAGGTCTCCAAGTATGTAAGCAACATCACCTTTCTTTACTTGCTTATTCCAAAGATCAACCAACCATTCAGTATGTTGTTCTGGTGTTGTATAGCGATTACGTTCTGTATATTCACAGATTTTATTGTGTGAATGGTGGAGCTAAAGGTCGGATGTAAAAAACATCCGACTAACTCCTTTCTCTATTTCTTGCATTTATATTAGCTCCTCTATGAGTTGATGTTTGAGTATGACAATTTGGACACAAGAATCTAAGATTCTCTAATCTATTGTCTTCTTTAATTCCATTGATGTGATCAAGTTCTAGAGTGAGGAGTTTTCCATTCCACTCATCACCAAGGCCACATTCTGTACACTGATACTCCATAATATCATTATTGAGTAAATATTTCCTAACTTTTGCATTCACTCTTGTATCATGGATTTTAAATATATCTAAATCTGTTGAAGGTCTATTTTTGCAAACTACAAAATGAGAAATATCAATTCCGTTATCTTTTGCAATATCCCTAACTTTGACCCTACTTACTCCACATAATTTAGAAGCACTTAAATATGAATCGGAGTCTGATATTGCTTTTATAACACCAGCAAGATCGCGTGAGTAACCTTCTTTCGGCTTATGTAAGTTTGTACAATCTGAACACTTAACAGCCCTGTAATCCTTAATATTTCCACAATCACAGAAAGATTCAGTGCAATGGATTCCTTCTTTATAATTAGGATTCTTTTCTCCAAGATTAGAGATTTTTCTTATTTCCGCTGCGCATTCTTTTGAACATGCAAAAGTCTTACCTCTACGTTGAGAAGGGAAAGCAAGAAAAGGCTTTCCGCAGTTTTGACATTCGTATTCAAATTTTCTAGTTATCTTTACCATTGATTATATTCATAGTTAATTTATTGTGAGCGTGGTGAAGATCGCTGGTTAGGTATGTAGTCATTTTAGAAGTAAGATTATTGAAAGTACTATAGAAGTGATCAACCACGTTAATGCTGCCACGGTTCTAAAAGAATTTGTGGTATCAGGATTAGTGGCAATCCATAATTGTGTCATTGCTATGGAAAATAGAATCGTTGTCATATTATTCCTTAAAGTTTGATGCTAAACCGTTGCTTCATCTGCTGAATCTTATCTTCAGGTACGTTATGGATATTAACACCACTATGTCTGTTCTCTACAATCAAACTAACAAAATTAGCGTTACATTCTTCAGCGATTTTACGATATGTCTCTACTTCTTTTTCTGTTGTACTGGTGTTAGATACAGCTACTGAGTTTTGATTGTTAAGTGATCGGATAGCAGAAAGCTGGCACCATTCATGAGCTTGTTTAAGCTTAGATGCATCAAAATTATACTCACCTGTGCTCTGATTAATAAAGTAATTGTCAGCTTCAAGGACATAGCTTACAACACAAGCATCTTCAAGTTCTTGTGCAAATGTAGACTTACCACTACCGGGAACACCACGGATAAGATATAAAGTAGGTTTCATATTATTCCTTAAATTTGTTTAACAAGTATACCACGTTCCATCAGGTATTTAACACCTGAATCACATCTGTATTGATGTCTGTAGTATACAGCAGAAATACCTGCATCAACAATATCTATAGCGCACAAAATATTAAATTTAATTTTGCATCATCCCCGTGTAACTCAAATGCTCTAGTATTATAAGCAAACGCTGCTTCAAATTCTGTAAAATAATTCCCCAGATACTCATAACCACCTATACCATTACCGATTCTTGCCATATACTTTCCATTACTAGGTCTAACGGATACGCCTCTATATTTTGATGTGTTTTTACTAGTTTTCTTATGGTCTGTGTTTACCGATTGCAATCTACGAGATGCCCAACGACAATTTTCTTTAGAATACCCCGACTTTCCATTTATTCTATCAATTGAAGTACCTTGAGGTCGTTCTCCCATATCTTCCAGAAAAGATAGGTATCCATAAGGGGATGGCTGTAACCAACTGCTCTCTTCTACTGCAATACCCGCACCACCATATGAATCATAATGCGCCCTCTCTGGGTTATGGCATCTATGTAACATCGCTATGTAACTTTGATATGTTGGGCTATTTTTACCGTCAATATATGCACCATGTAACTTGTTAGCTTCTGAGCAAAGTAAAGATTTTTTACAACCACAAGACTTTGTTCTTCCAGAAATAAGTCGTTGTTTTGTTGTTTCTGTAATTTTACCACAGTCACAAACACAAACGAACTTTCTATTGTTGGAGGTACTCCTGCCTGTTACTAGTAAATAATTGTACTTATTTCCGATAATATCGTTTAGTCTTGGTCTTGCCATTTTCTAACCTCTATGTTGTTTTTAATTAAATATTGAATTCCAGATGAATCCCTGTAATCGTTTTTATAAATAAATTCTTTAATTCCAGCATCAACTATGTCAATAGCACAGGCAAGACAACACGAATAATTACAAAACAACACAGCGCCTACAGCATTTTGATTGCTACGTACAAGGCCCATAAGAGCGTTTTTTTCACTGTGCCTTAGTCTAGGGTCAGTTGTACCGTCTGGAAGCTCGCAGGGCGCATTGATGTGTTCTGCATGTGCATTATAACCGCAAGAAATAATCCTGTTATCTTTGACAATAACAGAGCCTACTTTTAGTCTAGTAGCATTGCTGCACTTTGCAAATGCTTCAGCGCACTCCATGTATGCTTTGATATGCTTTTGTTTCATATTAACCTTCAACCACAACACCTAATTGCAAAGGATTTCCTTGTTCATCTTCTCTGATAACACTATAGTAAACTAATGTAATAGGAGAAATAAAACCATATGTATCCGTACAATACGTATCGGAATCTCCAAATTCATCTAATTGATCTTGAAGTTCTTTAATTAATTCTGAGATTTTCATTTAGAAGATTCCTTTTCGTATGTATCCATTAGCCTATCCAAAGTAACTACATAGACAGCTTGGTTGTATAAAGCAGACTGCTTATTGTATTTAAGTTTATGACGTTTAATAGTTTCTGTGAAAGCAATTACATTAGCTCTGGTATTTATCATACCGATAATACCTCTGGTTAGACGCTCGATTGTATCGTTTGCTTTCATTACTTGTATTCTACTTCTTCAATGTAGTAGTTAGTTTTATTTGCTTCGGAATAAGCAAGTTTAATTGCTTGCTGACGTTTTACTTCATCGAAATCAAAACAAGCAAGAACAGGGTAATCAATCCATTCGTCAGTCAGCCAATCTTCTCTGCGGAATAATACAAAGATTGACTTTGGTTTGATTGCTGAATTTGTGCTTAGGTACAAATCTTCCATGTTCATTTCATATTCCTTCCGATTTCCGCTGCTGCACGAGTAATTGCTTTGCGTGTAGCTGCGCAGGGATCTTCTTTGTAAGCTGACCTACAACCTTGCACATCAGTCCAATGAACAGCACACAGCTTATCATTTTTGTCTTGAATAATTGTAAGACTCAACTTCACAGCAAGTCGAAATGCATCACCATCGTCTTTCAATGGGTTCCAATCAGTAAACTGATTATCTTTCACATACATAAACGCTGGCCCCATCCATCCACGCTCAGGGAGTCCAGCAGCCTTAGCAGCAAGTTCAATCAGTTCTTTATCTTCAGCGTATTCTATATGCATATACTTACTCCTTTGTTTCATATACTTCAACATAAAAACTAATACCTGAGTATTTACTACCATTGCCCATGTTCTTATTACTAAAGTCACAAAATTCTTGTGCTTTATTTTCATCGAGGTAAACTGCTTCATTAAAGTAATTATCATATTCATGTATACAAAACTCATTACGAATTACAATATATACTTTCATGCGTTACCCCTTGGTTCTTTCTTTGCAGATACTAATAGCTTCTTTGTGAGGTTTATCCTGCATTTCTACCATACAACTTTTGTACAATCGGAAGTTTTCAATACTTGCGCCAATGGAGACTGCGACTATAAGTATAAGAAGTACAAGAAATATAACTGCAATCACACCAATACCTTTACCGTCATCATCACCCATAATTTACTCCTTAAAGTTCAACAGTAACCAATTTACCGTTATCAGTATACTTCAAAATCTTCACACCGTATGCTTGTATAGCCAACATACAGCTATCACAAGGCTTGCAAAGCACAGGACAACCTTTGCTATTGAACCTCTGTACAAGCAATGTATGAACACTCCGAGAATCTTTACCAAGCCTACCTGTTGCTTTAATCAAGCAAGCAAGTTCAGAATGCAAGTATACACGTTGCTCTGACATTCCTGCTTGTTTACTAAAATAGAGTTGCATAGGATGCGATTTTGAGTAGCTGTTTAGGCTACTACTAAGCAACATCCCTTTGCGGTCAAATGCTTGACTAAAGATTTCAAAGCGTTTACGCATGTTGTTTATTTATATCTCAGGAATAGGGCTGGAAAGGCTTTAAACCACCCTAGAAGCCTTCAGAACACCATTGGTAATACGAAGGTAGCCTGAAGGGCTTCTATGCTGTTGTAGAGGCTTTAATCGCCTCTTACTATTTCTTATTGCACCTTTGCTTGTTGCTTCAACTTAGTGAAAATACTTACAATAGTCTTTTTATCTTTGCGGAGTTTTTTGAGACTAGATTTTACTCGATTAAGTTCAACAAAAGCATCTAGTGTCTCTGGATTGTTTTCATCGCATCCCTTCCACAAAAATTCACGGTACTCTGTTGCTTCTGCTTTATAGTCATCAATAGCTTCTTCAGAGAGTACCAACAGTTTACGCAAGAAGTCAATTTCTGATTGACTCAGAGAATGCTTATCAACAGCAGGCCAGCGAATAACGGTGAATAGTTCTGGTGCAGTACCGCTACCTCCTTCAAGGATAGATACGGTAGATGGAATCATTTTAATCTTGGACATTTGGTTTCCTTTCGGTTGTTTACGGTGAAGCGAGTATAGCGTAGTTTCCAGACTTGTTGATTACTTGAGTAAAACAAAAGGTTATTTAGCTCGGTAGTACTTGCAGTTATCAGCACTCGTGTAAGCTACTTGAGGTAATCCCCAGTTTTTCTTACAATCTTCGAACATCCAGTACGGTTCAGCTAGTGTAACATACTTATTGTACTTTGCATCATATTTCAGAATAGGTTTACCTTCTGAATCAAGACACGTATGTTTAGACCAGTGCATGCAGTTAGAGCATTCTTTAGGTTGTTTCATGATTCTTCCTTAGTATTCGATAACACCAACTCTATCAAATGTCTTAACACCACGTTTCTTCACCTGAATAAAAACTACTCGTTTACGTTTGTAGCGATTACGGTCGACATCCTCTTCAGTAACGTACTCCCCACATTCCCACGGAATTTCATTACGGTGTCTACGTTCAAGTTCTTTTACTTCATGTTCAGGTAGTTGATAAGTAAAGTCTCCACGATCAACGCATTCTTCTAATCTTACTGACTCAATCCAATAGTCCTTAGTCATCTTAACAAGATCAGATTGAACTGGTTTATCAATGTGCATGTAGTCACCTACGTGACCGTTCCATATCACAACTTCAGGATTACCTTCGATTTCTTGTAGTAGTTTGATTAATTGATCTTTACGCATGTTATTCCTTAAATTCAGGGATATAAGCCCAGTGAGTGATATGTTTAGTAACCTCATAACAACCTTCAAACCAACGGATGTCATCTTGTATTTTATACATAACACAAACACTAGGTTTTCCTTTACTTGACCAAGCAAGAACAGGTTTTGATTTCAATGAACCATCCCATACACATTCTTCACCTGCTTCTGGTAGCTTGTCTTTTACTGAATACCTGATCATAGTTACTCCTTAATCTTTCTTACCAACCAGATATAACTCACTCGGTGATCTTAGCGTAATTGACCCATCAAGACACAAGTCCTTAAAACCTGGAACAGTATTGAAGTCCTTATCTACAAAAGAATCAAGAACAAATATCCTAGTATCTTCTGGAAGTGTTTTAAGGAAAGCAATCAGTTGTTTAGCTGTAGTCATAAGTTACTCCTGTTGGTTGCTACGATGGGTAGAGTATAGCACGAACTGTACAGACAAAAGAAAAGCCCCTGTAGATTACTAGGTTATTATCCTAGCTCCACAGGGGCTTACGTTTTGTATACTAAAGTTATACCTTAGTATTTATCTTATTACATTACTACTATACTTTATACTTAAAGTATTACCTTTAGTTATACTGTAGTATATTTCTGAGAGAGAAAACGTTAGGTACACCTTAGTTAACCCAACCCAAGAAATACCCCTAGGAGTATTCTAAGATTAGGTTAACCAAGAGGTACTCTAACGTCAACCTAGGTTATTTCCTCGGTCGAATTACGTTGTAGATTGCTCAACCATTCAAGGTCGCCTTCAGTCCAATCTACTACAGCACTTGCCTAAAGCTGTAAGGTTACTGCCGGGTTTAGTTCCACAAGGTGTCAGTGGTCGTTCCATTTCTGGTTAGCAACTACAGATTGAGCCTGTAGTGTTGTAAGCGTTTCTCCAAACGCTCCTAGCTTGCGAGTTACCGGAGGGTGGCCTAAACAGTGTCAAGGTCTAGTGGTAAGGTGCTTCTGTGGAGTTTCACCACTGACACCAAGACGACAGGAAGAAGCGACTGTTTCAGCCCTAGTTGTTTAGCTCAACTAGGAACAAGCCTAAGCATATCTCAAGTTCTGACTTCCTGATATACTCATGGCTATCGGTACGATGATGCGCACCAGTATTTGAATTTTATCATGTTACAGTGATGATTTCAAGTAAGAAGTGTATAATTCTTACAAGAAGCCGTAGAACAGCCTACAACAGATTATCGTACCTTCAGGCTACCTTCGTATCAACTACTAGCTTTAAACACATCCTAGGGCTTCCTAGTGGCTTCTAGGACTATCCTGCTGATTCTACCTAAGCTATCACCTCACAAATCAGAGGAATAACCTTAAACTTTAGTAAGGTATCTAAGATTTCAAACATTCTGTGTTACATTTCGTTCATCAACTTACTTAAAGGAGCTTTCATGCAAATCAAAAACCGCTTTTCTTCTAATGTTATTTTTGAAGATCAAACTTCAGGTATTACTCAACGAGAAATCCTTGAAAAAGCTGCAATCTCCGGCGCTAATCTGTACGGCGCTAATCTTCGCAGCGCTGATCTTCGCGGCGCTGATCTGTGCGGTGCTAATCTGTACGGCGCTAATCTTCGCAGCGCTGATCTGTGCGGTGCTAATCTGTACGGCGCTAATCTTCGCAGCGCTGATCTTCGCAGCGCTAATCTGTACGGCGCTAATCTTCGCAGCGCTGATCTTCGCAGCGCTAATCTGTACGGCGCTAATCTGTACGGTGTTAATCTTCACGGCGCTGATCTGTGCGGTGCTAATTTCGAAAAAGGGAAACTCGTTGGTGTCCGCCCTTATTTCAGTATTCAAAACATTGGCTCTCGTTCGGATACTCTTGAATTGTTCCTTACTGACAGCGGTGCTTTTGTTCGCACAGGTTGTTTCTTTGATAGTATTGAAGTTTTCAAAGAATCTGTAAAAGAAACTCACAATAATAACAACCATGCTCAAGAATACGCTGTTGCTATTATGATGTTTGAAATGCATATTAAGCTGTGGACACCTGTAGAATAACCTTAAATTTTACTAAGGTATACTACATAGCAAGATTTTGTAGTATAGTCTAGGCGTTGCAGAAACTTCACAGGAGTAAATTATGGAATCAAACTTTGCAAATAAATCAAGACTTTTAAATGCTTTGATTAAACTACAAGAAGATGGTCCAAATAATGATGAAATAGGTATTTGTAATAATATAGATTGTGATTACGATGGTATGGATGATGATCTTGCTTTGTTGTTTAAATCATGGAGTAAATTCAGTGGTTGGATTGAGTATCCTGTTCCAAGCCCTCATGGTAGAGAATCACCACTGGATGCATACAATGGTTACGATAATGTGTGGGAAGGTGCTTATGGTAAACTTCGTAAAGAATTACTTCAACACTGTATCAATGAACTAGAAAAGGAATTATATGACTAACGAACAACCTAAACGCAGCTATTACATCCGTAACCGTTGGATGACTCCAGACGGTACTATTCTAGAGTCTAAGCACGTACATGACTACCAAGGACATACTGATGCTATTACAGGTGAATACTACATGACTGATGGTCTGTGGTACTACATCCGTACTACAATTAATGAAACTCCAGCTCGTAATCTTTGTGTAACATCAGAGTCTCCTTGGGAAGAACAACGTAGTAATTTTTCATGGAAAAGCTACGGTAAGAACTTAGAGTATCCTGAAGGTAAAAATATTTTCTTGAAAGACATGACGGATGAACATATTGATGCTGTCATACGTACACAACGACACATTCAAGGTACTCCTGTAGAAGAACTGTTCTTGAAGGAACAAGAGTACAGGAAAGCCAATGGTATTGAGATAAAGGAATAATATGCCAATTATTAAAGATTTTCAATGGTTTCATGTAGATGAATTTCTACCTGCACTAATGCAGAGTAACTATAGTAACGATTCCTATTCTTCAGTTCCTGTGTTGCTGTGTACAATCTCAGGTCGTTTTCTGATTGCAAGGTTTACTTGCTTTGATGATCCTGATACATCTAAACTAACGTATAAATGGTATGTAAACGAGAGTGATACGGAAATCCCTAAGCCAGAGTACTGGAGTTATATTGGAGAAATAAATCATGGCTAAAGTTGTCGGATTCGCTGAAAAGCTATACAAGAAAATCACTTGTTATCACTGTTATGCTATCGTAGAGTACGCACCAAATGAAGTTCACTGGAATGGTCGTACAGATGAAGGAGCAAAGATTATGGTAATTAAGTGTCCTAATTGTGGGAATGATATTCGTACTAATCATTAAGGAAGTAAGCCTTGAAATTACCAAAACTAATCTGGCAAAGTCCTAAGCTATTCAAGTATGCAGGGTTGTATTTGAAGTTAGGAAATAAGCGCTACAGAATCTTTAAGGTAGGAGAATTTTGATGAAATACAAAGATAACTACATCGAATTAAGTTCTACTATTGTTTCTGTAAAGAAACAGGAAGATTTGACTGTAGTGCAAATCAGTGATGCTGGTGCTACTTTGTATCTGACGGTAAAAGACTGGAAGTTACTGAAGCAGTATGTAGATAAACAATTGAAAGAAAGTTAATATGAAAGAAATCATGAAAGGATTTTGATATGCAAACAATTCTAGTCTGGATGCTTATTTCTGTAAGTAATGCTAACTCTAATTCAGGCAATGTTACTGTAGTAAGTTACTTTGATAAACTGAATCAGTGTCAACACGTGCAGAAGAATCTACCTCTACATGAGTACAGCTATTCTAGTAAATGTATTCAAGCAGAAGTTTATCTAATTAAATAAAGGAAACATAATGAAAACTAAAATAACAATAGAAAATGAAGAATTTGAACCAGTAAAAGTTGAGTTTACTTGTCAGACAAAAGAAGAGCTTAAGATGATGCTTACTTTGTTTTATTACGCTCGTGATCATAAGTCTTGGAAAGCAGTGGAAGTGATTAATCCTAATTGTTTTTTCGATACTACACCTGACGATTTAGCGGATTTTTGCAATGAGCTTATGTCACAGACTGATTTTAAAGATTTGGAAGGTAAGCTATGAACAATAACTCAGAAGTAATCAAACTATTCCTTCAGATTCAGGCTAAGACTGGAGGAGATTTAGCTTGGGCTGATCTTAATCCATTACAACAAATTCAGTTTACTGATTGTGTGAGATTTATTGTGAATGTAACATCAGCTAGGAAATGTGAGTAAATGAAATATATTATTACAATCATTACTTGTATTTCACTGCAAGGTTGCTTTTATCAGTCAATTGATTCTAATGTATTGATTCGAGCAAATCTGTTCTGTGAGTCAAAGAAAAGTACAGTAGCTCTGGTAAATTCTCATGCTATTGGAGTAATTACTGTAAAGTGCTTAACTGGTGATTATTCGAGAGTTGATCTATGAAAGAAATGAAAGAAGAACAAGATGACTAAACAACTTAAGCCCATGCTCGCATCCCAACTAGATGATCTTTCATTGATTCAATATCCTGTTTATGCTAGCCCGAAGTATGATGGGATTCGCTGCCTGATTATCAACGGTGTAGCTCTTAGTAGGTCACTAAAACCTATCCCTAATCTGTATGTTCAGAAATGGGTGAAAGATAACACTGATGTACTTGAAGGATTGGACGGTGAGTTTATTGTAGGGTCACCCATATCAGAAGATGTGTTCCGTAAGACTACTTCTTTTGTGATGTCTATTGATAAGCAAGGTGAGTTTGATTTTTATGCTTTTGATATTCTTGTTAATCAAGAAGCTATCAAACGGTTGGCTTTATTGAAAGCAAAGCAAGATTCACTTCCGGGTAATGTAAGTATTGTTCCTCAGACACTTGTGCAATCAAAAGAAGAACTAGAAGAATTCCGTAGGAGTATTGTAGCTGAAGGTTATGAAGGTGCTATGGTTAAACGTCCATTAGGTATGTACAAGTACGGGCGTTCTTCTGTTAAAGAAGGGTTACTGCTCAAACTAAAACTATTCAGTGATAACGAGTTTAAGATTGTAGGATTTGAACCAAAATATCACAACACAAACGAAGCCACGATCAATGAATTAGGGTATACAGCACGGTCTACAGCCAAGGAGGGTATGGTTGCACTGGATACACTTGGGTCGTTGATATTAGAGGCTAACAGCCCTTCCAAGGGGGTTGAAGTTCAGGCTTCAAGCGGTTCTACGTTTGGTTGTGGTACAGGCTTTGATGATAACCTACGGAAAGAGCTGTGGGATCAGCGTGATAGCTTGATTGGAAAGTTAGCTAAAGTGAAGTATTTCGAGTGCGGCATGAAGGATGGAATCCCGAGGCACCCCGTTTTTCTTGGTATACGTGAATTTTTAGATTGCGGAGGTTAAATGAAAATAGAATATGAAAAAGGTCAGATGGTATGAGCGATGTAACTTCTGGTGTAGCCAGAGAAGGTCTGGTATTTAAGATGATCAGTAAGGAACGTGTAAGCTTCAAAATTATATCAAATTCTTGGCTATTAAACGAGAAATAACCCTAGAAAACCGTCAGGTATCCTTGCTTGACGGTTTTCTGCTGTATACTGCAGTTAACTTAAACAGCTAGGAGCCAATCATTACTCGCATTAATGTTATCCCACCATCAGAACTTTCTGACTTGCACCTTACAGCAGAGAAGCACGAAATAACACGTGTATTCGGACTTGCCCGTAAAGCTCAGTATGAAATGCACAAAAAGAAACAACCTGCTGCTTATACTCTGGGTACAGGTCATGTGCTTTATTTTTACGATAAGCTAAAATTCATAGCTAAACGCTATGATTCTCTTTGTACTGAAATGAAAAAACGCGGTTATAATTGCAATCAGATTCCAGAGCAAGAACTGCTAGCTGGTATCGGAAAGCACATGCAATGGGATTACGTACCGACAGCAGAAGCTATTGCTATTAACAAACAACGTATTAAAGAACGGAGTTAATTATGAAAGAAAATCATAAAGGATTTACGCTATGAAAAAATGGACATTTCCAGCAGGCGAACGTGGTGTTCAAATATCAGAAACGGTAAATAATAACCAGTGGTACACCGTACATTGTGACTTTAAAGGTTCAGATAGCCTCATTGATATGCTACTAGAAGTAGATGCAATTCGCAGGATTTCACCTAGAGCATTACTGAATTTGCAGATTGACTACTTCCCATATGCACGTCAAGACCGTGTAATGAATAAAGGGGAAAGTCATTCATTGAAAGTAATCTGTGATCTGATTAACTCACAAAAATTTGATCATGTACAAACAGTAGATCCACACAGTGACGTTGTAGAGGCATTGGTCAACAACCTGACGATCATTCCACAACATGAAGCTGTGATGGATACCGTACCTTCGGATACTTTGGATTCATATGATTTTATTATTGCACCTGATGCTGGTGCTTTGAAGAAAATCTACAAGCTGTCTAAAGCTATTCAGAAGCCTGTTATCTGTGCAAGTAAGCAACGTGATGTAGCTACTGGTAATATCACTAAGACTTATGTATCAGCAGAGGATTATGATATGATGCTTGGTAAGAAGCTATTGATCGTAGACGATATTTGCGATGGTGGACGTACATTTACTGAACTTCGTGATATACTCCCTACTACAGCAACAGTAGACCTTTACATTACTCATGGTATTTTTAGTAAAGGAAAACAAGTTATTCTCGATAAGTTTGACAAAGTTTTCTGCTACAATGACATGACTCTTAACAAATGACAATTAAGAAAGGAAACCAAATGTTTAAACAAACAGCACTTACTTCTATTGATTCTTACAAACTTGGGCACGCTGATCAGTATCCAGAAGGAACTACGAAGGTCTATAGTAACTTTACTCCACGTAATAATTCTTATTTCAATGCACCTACTGAATACAAAGAAAATACTATTGTATGGTTTGGATTGCAAGCATTTATTCAAGAATTGAAAGAACTATGGGATGAAACATTCTTCAAGCAACCCAAAGAACAGGTAACTAAGGAATTTGCAGGACTGGTAACTCCTTTCTGTGGCCCTAACGGTTTTGATATTAAACGCTTGGAAGTATTGCACGATCTTGGCTATCTTCCACTGCAAATCAAGGCACTTCCTGAAGGTTCTAAAGTACAGATGAACGTACCTGTGCTCACGATTACTAATACTCGATCAGAAGAATTCTGGTTGCCTAACTTCTTTGAGACACATCTTAGTACTGAACTCTGGAAAGCAAGCACAAGTGCTACTATCAGTTATACTTATCGTAAAATTATTGATAAATATGCTGAACTTACAGGTGGTTCTAAGGAATTCGTGATGTGGCAAGGACACGATTTTTCTGTTCGTGGTATGTCAGGTATCAATGATGCAGCTAAATCAGGTGCAGGGCATTTGTTGAGCTTTGCTGGTAGTGATAACATCCCTGCTTTGAAGCTAGTGAATGATTGCTATTATGGTAAAGAAACCTTTGTTGCGGGTTCAGTACCAGCTACAGAACACTCAGTAATGTGCGCTGGTGGTAAGGACTCTGAAATTGATACTTTCCGACAATTGATTAAAACATATCCTTCTGGTGTAGTTTCAATAGTTAGCGATACATGGGACTACTTCAACGTAATTACTAACACAGCAAAAGAACTGAAAGAAGAAATCCTTGCCCGTACTCCTGATTCTCTTGGTCTTGCTAAGGTAGTATTCCGTCCTGATAGTGGTGATCCTGTAAAGATTATTTGTGGTGATCCAGAAGCTGAAGTAGGTAGCTCCCAGTATAAAGGCTCAGTAGAGTGCTTGGCTGAAATCTTTGGTACTACAACTAATGACAAAGGCTTTAAGACGTTGAATCCACGTGTGGGCTTGATCTACGGTGATAGCATCACAATGCAACGTGCAGATGAGATTCTGAAACGTCTAGCAGCTAAAGGCTATGCTTCTGATAACGTAGTATTTGGTATCGGTAGCTATACTTTTCAGTACAACACACGCGATACATTTGGTTTTGCTATGAAAGCTACTTACGTTGAAATCAACGGAGAAGGTCAAGCTATCTTCAAAGACCCTAAGACTGATTCAGGTCTAAAGAAATCAGCCAAGGGTTTGCTGAAGGTAACCAAAGAAGGTGATACGTTTGTTCTGCACAATGATGTAAGCAAGGACGGAGAGCAAGAAGGTTTGCTTCGTACTGTATTCTTGAACGGTACTCTGCTGAATCAAGAAACTTTCGCTGATATTCGTTCACGACTTGGTGTGATGTAAAATCTGCGATACAATCGGGATTCTTAACTGAATCCCTTTTATTTTGGAGTTAACATATGACTAAAATATCAGAACTATCTCCTGAATTGTTTAACGAGCTTGGAACAACAAAAGAACGATTAAAGTACATCAGCTCATGTACTGGAAATACTTACAATGATCCGAAGCTAAAACTTCCTCACAACTTAGTTACTCACGATCAGCTTGATTTACTTATCAGTAATACCAAGGATTTAGTTCTGGATATTATTCAAGAATATCTTGAAACTGAAGATAGTCTCAAATACTTCGGAAGTATTAAGCGTATAATCAATGATAGATTTGAAAAGGATTTTCAATGACACAAACATACAAAACAATCACAATACAAACCTTCCGTGACCCTGAAGGTAAACCTACCTGTAGATCAAATGAAGGTACTTGCAAGCTGCTTAAAACAGCTAAATGGGGTACTGTAGCTATCTGTGGATGGGATCAGTATGAGATTCTTCAGTACACCGAAGGGTTTCAATTCCTGAAGCCTAATGATAGTTGTCCTTTGATTAAGTAATACCATGAACTACAATACTGATGGAATCACGACTACATTAAAGGTTTATCAGACGGAAAGAGATCGTGACATTCCGTTTAAGATGCTGATAAATAAATCTGGTTCAGAGTTAGTCAAAGTGTCTTATAGGGATAGGTCTTTAATTATCGCTGATAATAGAATTGTATTTTGTACATATCGAGATCAAAATACATTTAGGATGTCTTATCTACCTCATCAATGGGGTACTATTGAAATCTACACAGAACTTCCTGACGAAGTAATAAGGCATTGCGTATCAAGGCTGAGGCTTCCTCCTTATGTCCTAAAGGTGAATGGTGAAGTTGTAGATTATAAGAATCTATACTTTAAGATGAAGTAAAATCTATTGAAAGAACAATATGAACAATCTAGAAAGTTTCCAACTACACACAATCAAGCAGATTGTCAAAGGTAACTCTATATTTCTTGGAGTTGATTTTAGCGTAATTGCAAAACTATATAGTAAATATTCTGAATGCAATGGTTATGGTTGGATTGCTTTAGATTCAGCAGGAAAAACTAAGAATGATTTTATCAAATGGTGTATTACTTCTCGTTTAGATGATGCTCTGATTTCACATAAGGAATAATCATGGAATCACAATTTAAGACTGATTTTGATGCAGAAGACATGCGGAAATGGTATAATTGGTTTAACTCAGATGATCCAAAAGCTGTAAAAGCACGGGAAGATTCTGAACTACACCAACAAAGAATTCTGGAAGCAGCGCGTAAGGATTTTGAAGAAAGTACTAAGTACTTCGAGAATTATCTTGAAGAAAACAATCTATCTGGACTATTTCAAAGCTTGATACAAAAACGAGAGCACCGAGTTGTGAGTAATTGTATTGATTATTTTAGAGAATACATTGAAAGTCACAGAAAGCAATCTAGACTTAAAGATGAGGTGAGAAATTTACTGAAAGAACACAATGAATAAAGTATACAAGTGCCTAGAGGATATTATCCTATGGCCTGACAATACTCAATGTTACAGATATGAACTACATGAAATGCAACATATGTCTGACGATTTTATTGTAGTACCTTATGGTAGTTTATTCTACCCCGATAGCACCGACTTCAGTCGAAGTGGCTTTAATGGTATTACTATTCATGAATTAGATTATGATACTGTAGTTAAGTCTAGATTAGCTATGATAAATAGTTTTAAGGAATCTTGTTATAAATCTTGGCTTGCAAACAAGGATGTTTAGTTAATGGTATTTTCAATAAGAAACTAATGTATCTAATAACAATCGTTAAGTAAGATAAGGTGTATTATTGGATACATTTAAGGCTATTGTGATATTTAAATAAAGAGAGATATTGAATAAGAATCAAACAGAAGGTGAACTGTTATATCATACAGCTTGTATTAGCTGTAGCAGTAGTGATGCAATGGCGGTATATGTAAAACAAGACGATGACGAAACTAAACTAGACGCATTCTGTTTTAGTTGTCATAAATATTTCAATCAATCTCAATTAGAAGAACATGGGGTAAATATGGAAATTCCAGAAGTAAGTTCAAAGCAAAAAGAAGAAGTAGATTTCTCAGATATTCAAGAGATTCCTTGTCGTGGTTGGAAAGAACGTGGAATCACAAGTATTACTTCGGCTAAATACGGAGTACACACCGAAGTACAAGATAAATATGATGTAGTTTCACGACACTATCCGATTACTTCAGATGGTAAAGTAGTAGGTTACAAGAAACGTACTTGTCCTAAAACCTTCATTGGTATTGGTAATACAAAAGCTACTAACGAGTTGTTTGGTCAAGCTGTATTTCAATCAGGTCAGAAGTATCTTGTAGTTACTACAGGAGAAGAAGATGCTATGGCTTTTGCTGAAGTACTTCGCAGTGGTAAAGACAGTACTGAGTACTGGACACCTTGTGTTTCTGTTACTGCTGGTGACGGTAGTATTATCAAGCAATTCAAAGCAAACTACGAATATATCAATTCATTTGAGAAAGTAATTCTTGCATTTGATAATGATGAACCCGGACAACGATACCTTGAAGAAGCAGCACGATTACTTACTCATGGTAAAGCGTATATTGCTAAATTCCCAAGAGATATTAAAGATGCCTGTGACCTATTGAAGCAAGGTAGAGGTTCAGAATTGAAGCAAATCTTCTGGAAAGCAGAAGCATTCAGTAGAGTAGATGTACTTCACCTTGAACAAATGTGGGATGATTTTGAACAAGAAGATTCAAATGTAAAGATTCCATTTCCACCTGCTTGGAATCATCTAAATGATATGATGAATGGAGGAATGGAGCGTGGTGAAATCTCAGTGATTGGTGCATTGACAAGTATAGGCAAGAGTACAATTGTTTCCAACTTAGTCTATCACTTAATTGAAAACACACCGTTTAAAGTAGGTGCAATGTATCTTGAAGGAACTAAGCGTGAAGTAGTTCGTGATTTACTTTCATTGGATATGGGAATGAATCTACGTACTGCTGATAGATCACTACTAGATATGAATGACTTGAAGCGAAGGTTTATTGATGGAATTGCAAAGAAAGATAAGTTTGTATTCGTAGATCATAATGGTAGTATCAGCACAGATGAAATCTTTGATAAGTTTAATTACTTAGCCAAAGCTGAAGGTTGTGATGTGATTATCATAGACCCTATTCAATGTGGTGTAAACTCAAGTGATAACGCAGCTATCATTTCTTTTATGGATACGTTGCTAAAATTTGCTAAGGAAACTAATACGTGTGTTGTTGCTGTAAGTCATATGAAGAAACCTTCCGAAGAAAACCCTCATTCGGTATCGGAATATCAATTGATGGGATCATCTAGTATAAATCAAGTTGCATTTAATACAATCTTAATCAGTAGAGATAAAATGAATGAATGTCCAATCAAAAAGTCAGCAACAAAGCTACAGCTTGTAAAATGCAGACGAACTGGTAACACTGGCGAAGCTGGTTGGTTGAGGTATGACCACAGTACTACGATGCTTCTACCTATGGCTAATCCTTACTTGGAACAGACTGTTGGTAGTGTTGCAGAAGTAGAACAATCAAAAGTACAGCGTGATGTTGTGATTGATTTTTAAGCTAAACCCGCTTCGTGCGGGTTTTCTTTATGGTAGAATCAAGAAAAACTTAAAGGAGTAATTTTGACTAAACTTAAACACAAAGATTTCATCTATGATCTTGAAGTGTATCCAAACTTCTTTAGCATGAGTGCAATATATAAAACAGGATCAAAGAAAGTTCAGTTTGAAATTTCAGACCGTAAAGATCAACTCCCTGAACTTCTTGAGTTTCTACGTAACTGCATTCGTACAGAATGTAGGTTAGTAGGATTTAATAATCTAGGATTTGACTATCCTTTATTGCATTTCATTATTGAGAAAGCACGTTCGGCAGCTAAAGTAGAAAAGCAAGCTAAGGTAACTGCAAAGCAAATCTACAATGAAATGCTAAAGATGTTTGAGAAGAAACCAGATGATAGATTTGGTTCTAGAATTAAAACAGAAGATATAGTAATTCCTCAAGTAGACCTATACCTCATCAATCACTTTGATAATAGAGCTAGAAGTACAAGTCTGAAAATGCTTGAATTCAACATGCGTTCTGATAATATTCAGGAACTACCTGTAGCAGTTGGAACAGTACTTACTTATGAACAAATGGATGTTGTTCTGAAATATAATATGCATGATGTTACAGAGACTCTGAAGTTCTATAATTACTGTCAAGAAGCATTGCAACTACGTGATGACCTATCTGTTGAGTTTGGTTTTGATTGTACTAACTTCAATGATGGTAAGATTGGTAAGCAGCTATTCATTACATCATTGGAGAAAGAACGTCCGGGTGCATGTTACACACAAACAGAACGAGGACGTAAGATCAATCAAACTAAACGTAGTAGTATTAAGATTAAAGATTGCTTAGTTCCTTACGTAAAGTTTGAACGTCCTGAGTTTCAGGCATTACACCAGTGGTTTCAGAATAGAGTAATTACTGAAACTAAAGGTGTGTTTTCTGATATTGACGAAGCTGAATTAGGTGATCTTGCTAAATATTGCAACATGATTACTAAGCAGAAGCGATTCAAACAGAAACCTACTGAACAAGAACTATCAGAATTTATGTCAGAACATCCAAAAGGATGGATTAAAGAAGAAGAACTTAAAGCAACTGAATGGGTATTTGATGAAAACGGTGAGCATATCATGTATCAACCATTGGATGAATTCGGAGAACCTAAAGGTAAACCTAAGAAGCAACGTAAGCAGAAGGTTTCTTATTGGGGTTGCTGGAATGAAGCTGAAGGTCTTAATATAGTAGTCAATGGAGTACAGTTTGATTATGGTGTAGGTGGCTTACATGCTGCTGTAGCTGGTACTCATAAGAGTAATGATACAAAAGTAATAGCAACTTATGATGTTGCGAGTTTTTATCCAAACTTATCCATCAAGAATAATATTGCACCAGCACATCTAGGTCAAACATTCTGTAAGGTATACTCTGATCTGTACGACAAGCGCAAGGCGGCACCTAAGGGAACCGCAATGAATGCTGCTTTAAAGCTGGCACTCAACAGTTCATATGGTGACAGTGGTAATGAATACAGTCCTTTATATGATCCTCAGTATACAATGTCCATCACATGTAGCGGTCAGATGTTACTTTCGATGTTGATTGAGTCTGTTATCCAGAAGTGTAATGCAGAAATTCTAATGGCTAATACTGATGGTTTTGAATTTATGGTTGATCGTGATAAACTTGAGATTGTCAAGCAGTGCGTTAAAGAATGGGAAGAACTTACTAAACTGACTATGGAAGGTGATGAATATGAAGTAATGTTCATAGCTAACGTCAATAACTATATTGCAATTAAAGGATTATGATGATTGATATTGAAGAACTAAATAAACATTTAAGTTATAACCCATCAACAGGTGAATGTTATAGAATAGGATACAGAGACCGTTACGGAAATTTAGTTCCTTGTAACTATTTAATAGAAGGAATCACAAGGACAGGGAAGTATGGTTATATTCGCGTAAGTATTTCTGGGAAAAGGTATGTACTTCATAAGTTAGTTTACTTTATTGAAACAGGAGAATGGCCTAATGTAATTGACCACATCGACGGTAATTGTCAAAATAATAAATTTGAAAATCTAAGGGCTACTGATAGATTGGGTAACATGCGTAATCTTAAACTGAGAGTTGATAACCCAACTGGCTATATTGGAGTAGCAATGAAATGCGGTAAGTACTACGCGCATGCTCAACGAAATGGGGAAAGATTATTTGCTGGGTATTTTGATACAATAGAAGAAGCTATTGAAGCTCGTAAAGAAATGAGTATAACTTATGAATTTCATGTAAATCACGGGAGTGTGCGATGATTGATTTACAAGTACTGCGTGACTTAATCAAATCTGGTAAAGTAAAAACTAAAGGTGCATATGAAGTACTACCTTTTGATAAACTCGGTTTTCATAAAAATCACAGTGCAATGGTGATTTCAATGGCAGTTTCAATGGAATTAGTCTTAGGAGTAGACCATGAAGAATTCATTCGCTTGCATCGTGATAAATATGACTTTATGCTACGTACTAAAGTACCAAGGTCATCTAGTCTTGTTCTTGTGGTAGATGGTGAAGATATTCCACAACAGAATATTTGCAGATACTATCCGAGTAAGCAAGGAGGTAAACTTGTGAAGTTGATGCCAGCATTAGAAGCAGGCGGAGAAGTACGACGGTTAGGTATAGACACTGACTATGAAGTCAGTACCTGTAATGACATTTCTGATTTCAGTTGGAGTAAGCTGGACTACAGCTATTACATTAATGAAGCTAAGAAGTTGATTGACGCAGTACAATAACCCTACGTTTCACTAAACTACTACCACAGCTTCACACCTGTGGTACAATCCGTACATCAACAAATCAAACGACAACTTCGTTGAAGTGTCTAGTTACAAGGAGTAAATCATGGAAGTTAATATCAACGGTATTACTTATGAATCTAAACAAGAAATCGACGCTTGTGTTGGATGTGTTGCGAGGTATGATTCACAATTGTGCAGCTCAATCGTAAATTCTGATAAAGGTTGTCGCACAATCGATCGTGTAATCTGGATCAAGAAAGAACCTACAGAACCTACAGAAACCGAAGGAGTTATGATGCAAGAAACTAACGAAGAAACTAACGAAGAACCGAAGTATACTGTAGAGGATGTACTGAGTGCCTGTGAAGATTTTGGGTTCTACATTGCAGAATACGAAGTAGAAAGCATTAAGAAACGTCTAGCAAAGCAAAACAACCCTGATTATCAGTTGTACCTTAAGTTGAAAGAACAGTTTGGAGAGTAATATGAGGAACATCCTAATCGGTAGTAGGGCATTAAACTATTGGTATCCTCACGTTCCAATCAACGATGATACAGATTGGGATGTAATCAGTGAACAACCCATTGAAGGAACTGAGTGGCATTCACCTGCTGTACTCAATAACGCAAAAGTAGAATCATTGGTTCACTTCTGGTATAAACCAATTGAATTCAACGGATATTTGCTGCATGTAGCTACACCTGCTGTTCTGTATATTATCAAGCGTTCGCATCTACATCGTGAACTAGGTTGGGATAAGCACATTACAATGTTTCATAAGTATTTACCAAAACCTGAATTCTTGATGAAAGAAGAAAAGGAGTTTCTTGAAGAACGTATCAATCTAACCCTTGAACAATATCCTCAAGTAAAACCTAATTTGAATCAATTAAATGAAGATTTCTTTGACGATGCTGTGACTAAGAAATATAATCACGATTACTTACATGAGTTATTTGCTTACGAAGTTAAACCTTTGTATACTAAGCTACAGACTGATCCTACAAAAGCATGGTGCCATGAGTACTTATGGAATGAACTAAGCTATACTCAGAAACTACAATGCGTAGCTGAAGAAACTATGGTGATTGCTACTGAAAGGTTCTTAGTACCAAAGAACTGGGAGTATAATTCAAAGCTGGCTTATATGAAAGCACTGAAGAAAGTATGTACTACATTGTGCTCAGGATGGTTCCGTAGTTTTGCTATAGATAATTACCCTGAAGTTCTTTCTTTGTATAATCCAGATAAGTTTTCTAGAGTAAAATCTATTCTAGAATGTTAAGTAGTTGAATAGTTAATTAAGGAGTAAATATGTCAAAGCAAGGTCAAAATACTAAATCAGATTTCCAAGCTAAAGTAAAACGCTTACTAGGTGAAGTAGAATCAGAAGTAATTTCTGGTGGATTCTTTCAGTCTGAAATGGAAGATGAATTCAGTAAATATGATGACGAAGAAACTACCCAAGCTAAAATCTGCTTTATGCAAGAACAGATTTCATTTAAGAACGTAGATTCTCATGATGCTGAAGATGAAGGTGAAGATTATTGGTCAGTCTACGAATTTACTGGCAATCAAACCAACGAGAAATGCTACGTTAAATTTGATGGTTGGTATCAAAGTTATAGTGGAAGTGAATTCAGCAAGTGGTTCTTTGTAGAGCCCAAAGAAAAACTAGTGACCATTTACGAATAATTTAAAATGTCAATCAATAACGTACTTCCTTGGTGGTTCTATGAAGCTGAATATGAGCGTTTTCTAGCTAATAGTCTTTGTTGTTTTAACCAAGAGTATTATTCTGGTACAATGAAGGTTCTACCAGAACAGACTTCCACCTTCTGGTGAAGGATGTAAGCACGTAATCAGGATTTCTAAAGCTACCTTTGGTTCTTGGACTGAAGGTAGCTGGAATGATTACTCTGATGAAAAGCAAAAGAAATATTTCAGGAGTTTGTAATCTGTGATATAATTCAGATATTGCAAATGTAGCTTAAAGGAGAAGCCCTGAACTCATAATTCAGACAGTAGTGGTTCGAGTCCACTCATTTGCACCAAGATTACAGTCCCGTTCTTCTAACGTCGTTCTAAGGCGTTGTCGTAAAACAAGAAGATGGATGACGAGGGGTTCGATACCTCCGGGACTGTCCATCGGCGGGCCATCATTGATATGACTTGTTGATGTTAGTCTTAGTTATAAACGGATAGGTTTGCAGCCATCACGAATAAATAAGCATTCTCCTTGCAAGGAATAGGTCATATCAATGATAGTATTTAATAATCTAAGGTTGATGAACCTTCTAAAATCATCATTTATTAACCAAGCGATAGTAAATCGCTACATGAAAGGAAATTTAAATGAAATCACTAATCGGTACTCTTGTATATGTAATGCTTGATAAGCCTCGCAATTGCTACGAGGAATCAAAAGGTCAAGAATATAAATCTGGGATTGTTATCACAGACGAAGATATTGTTGATGAATTCAATGACCTATACCCAAAGCAATCTGCTAAGAAAGTAAAAGCAGCAGACTTTGAAGAAACTTACAAATGCCCAGTTCCTGAAGGCGCTGGTAAGAATGTATGGGTGATTACTTTACGTAAAAATACAAAGCTAGCCAATGGTGCCGACCTTCCAGACAAATACCGCCCACGAGTATTCCAACGTAAAGGAGGTGTACTGGTAGATATTACGACTACAATCCTACCTTCAAATGGTAGTAAAGGTGAAATCAGTATTGATCACTATGAAGGTAAGATGGGCAACGTAGCTCGACTAAAGAATGTACTAGTTACTGACTTGATTGAATACGAAGGCGGTAAAGGTAGTAACTACGAATCAGGTTCCGAGTTTGACGCAGATGACGGCTCAAGTACTCCTGTGAAAGTACCAGCTAAAGCAGTAGAGAAAGCTAAAGCTAAGGTTAAACCTCCTGTAGATGGCTCGGACTCATCTGATCCATTCTGATGTAATATAAGCCTCACAAAGGCATCTAAAACAAGCCATACAGCGATTTATTCTTAGAGCAAATACCTTTGTATAGAAAACAAGAATAATCGCTCTATCGGCCAATAATCAGTAAAGGAACTATTGTGAGTACTATGATTAAAGAATATCAAGATAAACTATTAACTGAACTTCTTGATAAAATATCAGTTTGTATTTCTTGTCATGACTACAAAGAAATAGATGCTTTAGCAAAAGCATATCAACAATTAAAATTAACATTTACATAAAGGAACATATGAATAAATCAACACGCGACATTATGGGTATTACAGGTATTCTAGGCTTACTCCTACTATTTATTATTCTAATCGGTGTAGGGCCACTCATTACAATCGCTTCATTGAACCTTCTATTCAATCTACAGATTGCTTATACATTCTGGACATGGCTTGCAATGATCTGGATTCAGATGGTTAGCTTCGGTGGCATCATTGCTAAGCTAGCAGGTATTTCAAAGAAACTAAACTAAAGAGCATTATGAAAGAACAACTGCTAAATACATTAACAACAGCACTAATTGCTGCTATTCAAGTTAATGATGTGTCACTAATTGATGCACTATCTGCTGCGTACCAGCGCGTTGCCTCTTCACAAAATTACTAAAGGAATAATATGCAAAACCAAGACGTTCTACAAAAACTAATCCCAATCTATTCAGAGATCGAGACTCTGCTTCTAGATGCTAAACAGATTCTAACTGAAGCTAAAGATGCTGGACTGGATCATAGCTTACTAGCTAAGGTTGCTAAGGCGAAAGCTAAAGATGCATTGAAGGATTTGGAAGATAAAACTTCCGAGCTTTTGGACTTCATTAAAGAAGTGACGTAAGTAATATCTAAGCAGTAACCCACTGGTTAATTCTGGTGGGTTTTCTTGTATGTAGAGAAAGGAGTACTTATGACTGACAGCGATATACGGAATAACATATCTAAGATGCTTCGTGAAATTCGCAAGCAAGGTTATTCAGCACCTAGACGACAAACTATATCCGAGCCTCTATTGAGTGATAACAATCAGGATTATATGCAGTTCAGATACTATAAACCAGAGCACTTTAATAAAGTAACTATAGAAATGCTATTAGAAGGATGTAAGGATACTGATTGGATTAGAATAGAAGCAGAGACTGATTATGATGGTGAGCGTGACGGATATGCTGCTACTGTGATGCGCCTTAGTAAAGAAACAGATGCTCATTACAATTATCAAGTCTTAAAATCATATGAAACATGCAAACAAAATGATAAAGTTCTTGCATTAAAACAACGTGCTATTGCTGCTGGTGTAGATTTGAATTACTATCAGTCTAAGGTGTTGTTGGAATATGTAGAAGAAATGAATAGGAAAGTAATTGTATAATTACTGATAAAGAAAGGTACTATGACAAAGAAAATACTAATCATTGATTTAGATACACCATGCTTTGCTGCTGCTGCTGTATCAGAGGATCGTTCTGTATTAGTTACACACGAACTCACAGGCATCCAGAAATCATTCAAGACTAGAACTGAATTCAAAGAAGTACTGAAAGCTAAACAAAAAGAAGATAAGATAACAGAATATTCTTTCAAAGATGTTCAGGAACCAGAACCTATTGAAAATGCTTGTCATACTTTGAAATCAATGCTAGCTAGATATATTGAAACTTTAGAAGTAGAAGAAGTAATTTACTTTATTTCTGGTAAAGATAACTTCAGGGATAATCTGCCATTCCCTACTAAGTATAAATCTAGTAGAGCTACTACATTACGTCCTTTATTATTATCTGACGTAAAGAAGTTCGCTGCGGCCAAATATAAAGCAGTAGTTTGTAATGGAGAAGAGCCAGATGATGCTATTATCTATACTGCTTATGATCTGAAGAACAGAGGTTATGAACCTATCATCATGACGATTGACAAGGATTCCTTAGCTTATTCTGGACTACAAATCTATAATCAAGATAAACCGGAACAAGGAATAGTAGAGATTCCACAGCTAGGCTCTTTATGGATTGATGATAAAAACAAAGTACGCGGTAATGGATTCTTGTGGTATGCTTTACAGCATATTCTCGGTGATAAAACTGACTCGTTTAATCCTGCTGAATTAGCTGGCATCAAGTATGGTGAGAAATCAGCTTATAAATTACTGCATGAATGCAAGTCAGAGCAAGAAGCACTGAGTAAAGTAATTCAGCAGTACAAGCAATGGTATCCAAAGCCTGTTACTTATACTGCTTGGAACGGTGTAGAGCATACTGCTGATTATATTCAGATTGCAGATATGTACTTTAAGGCATGCAGAATGAAAACAGATGAGTTTGATGATCTAGATTTCGTTAAGTTTTGTAATAAATATGGAGTAGACCTATGATTCAAAAAGATAACTTAGTACAAAGACTAATCAGTAAATCTCAAGAACGTAACTCAGTATTTGCTACTGACTTAGATGAAATTCGTTATTTGCTATCAGAAGCAGCCGATGAACTGATGCATCAACAAAATGAAACCCTACGATGGAAAGCTGAATGTTTCGGCGTGTGGCAAGAAAGCGAAGCTCAAAGAGTTGAGCGTCTTGCACCAGTAGGAGGTTATAAGAAATTAGCTAAGAAGAATAATTCACTAGCTGAAGAAGTAGCTACTCTACGGAAACAACTTGCAGAAGTAAGTAGAAAGCTAGAAGATTACCGGGATTTGGATTCTTTGTTATGCAAGTAAGCAAAGATACACAGGACTTATTCACAGCAGCAGATGTGGCTAAGGTACGTGCTTTGCTTCTGAAAGAACAGCAAGGATTGTGTGCACTGAGTAAGCTCAAGGTTAACCTATCTGATACTCACTGTGATCATGCTCACGATGACCTACAACTTGTACGTGGTGCTTTACACAGACATGCTAACTTGACGTTAGGTAAGGTGGAAGGTCTATGGAATCGTTACCTTGCACATTGGTATCCACATGACTTACAGACGTTCCTACGTCAAGCTGCTGATTATCTGGACAAGCCTGTAGATACTAGGTGGAGGCATCCCGGTTGGATCAAGAAGCTGAAGGTATTGTTCAACAAGCTAACAGCAGGGCAACAGAACGCTGTACTAGAAGCTTTAGGCTATTCCAAAGGTATCAACCCTAAGCAACGAAAAGAAATCTTTGCAGAGGCTGTGCTCAATAGGGATTTAGGCTATAATGCAATTTCTACTGTGCTGAAAAAACATTGAAAGGAAGTTATGAAAGAAAATCATGAAATGATTTACGCTAAGAATAAAATCACATTTACATCAGAAACTGAAGAAGGTACTATTACTCATACCTTAAACCAATCTGAAGATAATACTTGGATGTATCAGTTAGAATGTTTCCGTAAGTTCCTACTTGCTCAAGGATACATGATTGATAAACGCATTGCTATTATTGAACCTAGTTTTGAAGGTGCACTGTCAGGTAGTCAGAATATGCTAATTAAGATGTTCTATGAACAAGTAGAAGAATCGGGTTGGAATGGTGAAACGGTAGAAGCTAATTGTATCATTACTAATTGATTTGATATTAACGAAAGGAATATATGAAAGAAAATCACAAAGGATTTACGCATGAATAAATTAACAGAAATTGCTTATATCATTGAATACAAAGAACAAGGATATGGTAGCCGATGGATTGCGCAGCAGATTAACCGCAGCAAGTCTTATGTGAATAAGATGTATAATGAATATTTAATTGAACAACAAACTAAGAAATTCAATCTAGAGAAATACGGAACTGAGTATGACCCTTATGATGTAGCTTTTAAATATGTACCGGAGGACGTTGTTAAAATTCTAGATGAATCTTTCGATAAAGCTGTAGATGAATTCGGCAAAGAACACTTAGCTAAGGCTTTGGTTAAACCTAAAGAATTTAACAATGAGTGTATCCTGCTTATCAGTGATATGCATATTCCGTATCATCATCTAGATACCTTTGAATTCCTTGAGTATCTAAAAGATAAATACAAACCTACACGTGTAATTTGTTTAGGTGATGAATTGGATAAGCATTCACTTAGCTTTCATGATTCTGACCCTGATTTACATTCAGCAGGACATGAACTGAGTGAGTCCTTGAAATACATCAAGCAACTAGAAGAACTATTTCCAGAATTAGATATTCTTGAAAGCAATCATGGTAGTTTGATCTGGCGCAAGGCAAAGAGCAGTGGTATTCCTAAGCATTACATCAAGACATATAATGAAGTTCTGGGCGTTAGTGATAAATGGGAGTGGCACTTTGATTTGACTATCAAGCTACCCAATGGTCAAGATTGTTATTTACACCATGGTAAATCCCAAGATGTAGTTAAGCTATCACAGACAATGGGAATGAATGCTGTACAAGGACACTATCATGAAACCATGAAGAGTCAGTATTGGGGTAACCCTACGAATCTCTATTGGGGACTACAAATAGGTTGCTTGATTGATAATAAGTCACTTGCTTTCAGTTATAATAACTGCAACCTAAAACGTCCAGTAGTCGGTACAGGATTGATTATCAATTCACTGCCTGTACTTGAACCAATGGTACTTGACCACAACGGGCGGTGGATAGGACGTTACGGAAGCTGGCAGGAGTGGGTAAGGTAAATCTGTGATACAATCCTACTGCTGGCTTATGTCACGGTAGGATTTTATTGTTTATAGGAGTAAGATGCTAGCTAAAATCATACAATGTAGTGACTCAATGCTTTGGTATAATTCACTTGTTGGTCAGACGATAAGCATCGAAAGAGAAACAAAAGATGCTTATTGGGCAAGGGAAAGTAATAGCTGGTTTAATTGCCTGAATATTATCAAGAAGAAAGATGTAGAGATTATTAACGAAAGGAATGAAGATGCAGAATGTATTGAAAGTTAAACTAAAAGCGGATGATGTTAAAGCACCAGTGTACTCAACAGAAGGAGCAGCTTGCTTTGATGTATACGCTTACTCTTATAATAATGAACGTGATTTTTCATGTATCATATGTGAGAGTGATTCTTGTATTTTTGGAACAGGTCTTTTCTTTGAAATTCCAAAAGGTAAATGTTTGATGGTATATTCACGCAGTGGTCAAGGGTTTAATTCAGAAGTAGTACTTAGTAACGGTACTGGTATTATTGACAGTGATTATACTGGTGAACTAATGGTTAAGCTAAGGAAGAACAAAGATGTTGACTTGACAGACGATTACTACAAAGTAACTAATACCACAAAGATTGCTCAGTGCATGTTAATTGATGCTCCACAAGTAAAGTTTGAGTTCGTAAATGAAATTCATGCTACACTTCGCGGAAGTAATGGATTTGGTAGTACAGACAAACAAACCAATATTTAAGGAGAACATAATGCAAAACAAACTATTTGTAGATACTGATGGTAATCCTTTGGTTGTTGGTAATGTATATGTAGATCACGATGATGAAACTTGCACTGTGGTTGAAGTCAAGGAAGATGATTGCGTTATCATGAGGTATGATGAGTATGGAGATGTTCCTTGGTATGACCATGAATTTGAAGATGAAGAACACTGTATGTTTCGTTACGTTGGAAATTCGCAAACAACAGTAACTGAACCAGTAGATGCAAACGTAGGACGTAAATATGATTCAGACAAACCTCAATACCGACTGATTCCTCCTTATGCACTAGAAGAAGTAGCTAAAAACCTTACATACGGTGCAAGAAAATATTCTGAATTCAATTGGAAGAAAGTACCTAACGCTAGGGATCGCTATCTAGATGCTTGCTTTAGGCACGTGGAGGCTTATCGTAAAGGTGAGAAGGTAGACCCTGAGAATGGGTATTCACATCTAGCAGCAGCAGCTGTAAATCTGATGTTTATGCTAGAATTCGATCTGAACCCAGATGTAACTGAAATTAAGGAGTAACTTATATGAACAAAGAACAAATTCATTATTGCATCACAAACCAAGATTTGAATGCACAGATTAACACAATCATTTCTTGCTTTGATTTTGAGAAAGTAGCTAAGGTAATGCAATTCCTAGAATGGACTTGGTATAGCTCTACTACAGAAACCAAGGTTCCTTCATTTGGCGAGTTAGTACTGAAAGCACAGTACTTGCTTGAAGATGCAAAGAATAAACTGCTATGTTCTGAGCATAAAGACTACTACACAGCTACGGGAGGATTTCACGTACAAGGTTATCGTTGTGATGATGGCTATATTGTGCTTGATCTGAAGTTTGTAGTAGCTGATTGGAGTAACAGAGAATGAAAGACATTCATGCTGCTGCTTTAGTATTCATCATTCCAATTACTTGGATATTCTTACTGACATGGATAATGTATAGTGTTATACCAGCTAGATATTGTATGTTGTATGAAACTAAAGTACGACCTGAGTATATTCATTCGTTGCATAGGACTGTAAACGTAGAGCGAAAAGTATGTGTAGCATGGAGTCAATTTAAGAAGGAGTAAGTATGTCAATAAATACATCTGCAAAATTGGTAGTAGGACTACCGTTTAAAGAAGTCTGCAAGAACATTGATGAGTACGAAGCTCTTAATGGTAATCCTGAGTATTTGCAATCAACAGAATTAGAGATTATTTCTCCGCACTACGATGCTGCACTAGATGATTGTCTGATTGGATTTACTTTAGTATCTTCTGGTACATATTCTTACAAAGAAATCAGTGAGAATCTAGTGATTGCAAAGAACAAGGAATTATTCGAGTTAGTTACTGAGAAGAAAGCTAAGTTTTATATTACTCCGTATATTTATTGAAAGGAATTAAATGAACAAAACTGAACGAACAATTAAATACTCAGATGTTGAGGTAAAATTCATTGATAAGATGGGCAGTGATGCGCGTGTACGCAACTGTGCTTATGCTTCATTTGGTCGATGGATGCCTGAAGATACTTTCAAGGAACAAGGATTGCTGGATTACCTTGCTACGGGTGTAGCTAAAGAAAATCGTGAGGATTGGGAGAAACTAGCTAAGGCTCATACACATTGGACCACTCTAGCTCATTGCCAACTTACTATTCTGGTAAAAGCACCTATCTTCCTTGCACGACAACTTGTTAAACATCAAGTAGGTCTTGTATGGAATGAAGAATCCAGGCGATATATCAAAAGTGATATTGAGTTGTATATTCCAGATAAATTCCATAAATCACCTGAGAATGCAAAGCAAGGTGCTAGTAAGGAGATTCACAATGGGTACATTTGGGTTGGAGATACAGGCGTTGCATCGTTAGCTATCGAACGTGTCAAGACAGCCTCTATAGACTCTGTTTACACGTACTACGACTTGCTGGATGCAGGAGTAGCCCCAGAAGAAGCCAGAATGGTTTTACCGTTAAACAGCATGACCAATTGGGTGTGGACGGGTAGTTTGGTAGCATTTAATCGTGTGTATCAACAACGTAAAGATAGTCATGCTCAATTGATTGCTCAAGACTTTGCTAAGAAACTAGGAGCGATTCTTTATGAACATTTTCCTTATAGCATGCAATCCCTGAATTATGGTGAGAATCCTTATACAAACTAACCTAACATTTACTTTAGTTTATAAGTAATATGTGATACAATCTAGCAATCAGCGTTCATTCCCAAACTCCGGAATACGCTGATTCTAATTAACAAAAGAATAAGGAGTAATATGAGTGTACGTTTTCGAATTCCAGCAATGAAGGTAGTATCACTATCAGAGATTCAGAAAGTAATTCCTTGGTTTACTAAAGAACATGCTTTGCGTTATCCAGAAGAAGTAAATGAAATTCTATTTAATCTAGGAATGGATACTAGTTATAAAGTAGACCTACAAGATTGTATTCATCGAAATAGGTTTGATGAGGTAGTACAGACGCTACGTTGGTGTGGAGAAGAGAGGTCAGATCAAGATTGGATTAAGTCTGGTTATGCCAGTGAAGAAGCACTAGATCGTGGGCTGAACAATAGAATCTTGGAGGATATGTATCGTATCCGTGGGTATGTTAAAGAGTAAGAGTGAATGAACAAGGAATAAAGGAAAATATGAATTCAGAAAATATCGGTAAACAGATGTTATCCGAGAGTAAATTCTACATGGGTTACTCTCGTTGGCTAGAAGATAAACAAGCATATGAATCTTGGGATGAGTCAGTTGAGCGTGTAATGCAGATGCATCGTCAGAAGTACAAGCATAAGCTAACACCACAACTAGAAGAATATATTCAATATGCCGGACAAGCATACAAAGAACAGTTAGTACTAGGGGCACAACGAGCATTACAATTTGGTGGTGACCAGCTATTCAAGCATGAAGCTAGGATGTATAATTGTTCAGTGTCTCATTGTGATCGTCCTGAGTTCTTTAATGAAGCATTCTATCTGTTGCTATGTGGTTGCGGCGTAGGCTTTTCAGTACAGCAGCATCACGTAAACCAAATCCCTAGTATTCATCAACGTAGTAAGAAGAAAGTTAAAATCTTCCAAGTACCAGACAACATTGAAGGCTGGGCTGATTCAGTAGCTGTACTTCTTAGTAGCTATCTGACTGAAGGTGCTGTATTCCCTGAGTATAAGGGCTGTCAGGTTCACTTTGATTTTAGCCAGATTCGACCTAAAGGTGCAATGATTTCTGGTGGCTTCAAAGCTCCCGGCCCTGATGGTCTACGTAGTGCTTTAGTAAAGATTGAATCCTTGCTAGATAAGCAGCTATTAGATAAGCAAGAAACTAAGATTAGACCTATTGTTGCTTACGATATTACGATGCACATTAGTGACGCAGTATTATCAGGTGGTGTACGTCGATCAGCTACTATCTGCTTATTTGATAAGCATGATAATGAAATGCTGAAAGCTAAAACTGGCGATTGGTTTATTGATAATCCACAACGTGGACGTAGTAATAATTCTGCAATGCTTAAACGTGATGAACTTACGTTAGAAGAATGGAAGAATATTATGAAGTCTGTAAAAGAATTCGGAGAGCCTGCATTTATTTTCACAGATGACCTTGAGTTTGCATACAATCCGTTAAATTTACTAGCGGCCTAAACAAGTAATTGTTTCTGAATAATTAATCTAAAAACGGTGGATAGCTAGAACAGCCAATACCGTGCCAATCCGATATGGAAGGTGTAACGACTATGGATAAAAAACAACTAACTAAACTTGTGTCTTATTTTGTACTTGGTGATGGTGGTGTGTATAAAACATCAGATACAAGTAATGCAAAATTCATTATGAACATGAAGAAAGAACACAAGGACTACATTGATTGGGTAGACTCAGTATTAAACTCTTTCGTTGGAACTAAACAATACGAAAGAGAAGATTACAACACTGACGGTTGTAACAGGAAAGAACAGATTCGTCTTGAAAGTAAGACACATCCTTTTCTGACAACACTACGTGAACGAATCTATATTGATAACTATAAAGGTATTGACCCTCACAGTCTAAAATTACTAGACTGGGAAGCAATTGCAATTCTTTTTATGTGTGATGGTTCTTTGGTTGAAGATAAACCAAACCCAAAGAAAGGACTTGTTAATAGTTCTTGGAACCTTACGCTTAATTTGAAGCGACTATCTTATGGTGATCAACTTATGCTGAAGAAAACAATAAAAGAAGTCCTAGATGTAGAGTTCAATATTAACCGACAAAATCAATACTACTATCTAAGGCTTCGTTGCAAAGATGTAGAAAAGTTTTGTAAAGGTGTTGAACCATATGTGAAAGATAGTTTTAAGTATAAAATCCGAATGATTAACCCCGTTAAATCGGGTGGTGATATAGTCTGTTCTGCATAGGGATATGCAGAGTCAAGTAGAAATAGCTTGACCCCGGTATTACCGGAGTAACAATGAAGGTGTAGAAATTGGTATGTTACCAAAAACACAACAGGGAATCTCAGGATTTCAATTTTGCAACTTAACCGAACAAAATGGAGGAAAGATCACAAGCAAAGAAGTATTCTTACGATCATGCAAAGCAGCAGCTATCCTAGGTACACTTCAAGCAGGTTATACTGATTTTAAATATGTATCAAAAGCTACTAAGGAAATTACCGATCATGAAGCCCTAATCGGCGTCAGTATCACAGGATGGATGAATAATCCTGAGATTCTGTTTGATGAAGATATTCTTCGTGAAGGTGCTGAAGTAGTAAAGCAAGTAAACCGTGAAGTAGCTAAACTAATTGGTATCAATCCAGCAGCCAGAACTACTTGTGCTAAACCATCTGGTAACGCTTCTGTGTTGCTAGGCACAGCAAGTGGTATTCATGGTGAACATGCTCCTATGTACTTCCGTAATGTTCAGATGAATAAAGAAGATGAAGTAACTAAGCTGATTCAAGAAGTAAATCCTGAAATGATTGAAGATTCAGTATGGTCACCTAATGGCACTGATTATGTAGTTAGCTTTCCAGTTGTGTCTAAAGAAGGTAGTATCTATAAAGATCAACTACTAGGGGTTAAACTTCTTGAGTACGTTAAGAAAGCACAACAGGTATGGGTAGAAGCAGGAACTAATGAAGAACTATGTGTACACCCTAAACTACGTCACAATATCAGCAATACTATTTCTGTTGATAATTGGGATGAAGTAGAGGAATACCTATACAACAATCGTCAATGGTTTGCTGGTGTTTCTTTGTTGAGTTCTTCGGGTGATAAGGATTATGCTCAAGCACCTTTTACTGAAGTATTCACAGCAGAGCAGATTATGAAGAAGTACGGTGATGGTAGCTTGTTTGCCAGTGGACTTATTGTAGATGCTTTACATGCATTTAACGAGAACCTATGGCTTGCTTGTGATACAGCACAAGGTAAGGGTCTTGTACTTACAGAAGATAGCTCTGACTTGCTTAAACGTGATTGGGTTCGTAGAGCAAAGAAGTTTACTGATAGCTATTTCTCAGGTGATATGAAACTGATGACTTTCTGTTTGAAGGATTGCTATAATCTACACAAATGGAAGAACATTCAATCAAGTATTACTTTGATTGATTTCAGTAAAGAACTGTCTCAACAAAAGTACACTGAAGTAGATACCATTGGTTCTGCTGGTTGTGCTGGTGGTGCTTGTGAAGTAGTATTCTGATATGATAATCGGAGACTACAAGTATGAAGGTAGGGGAGTATTTCAAAGAATTATCCGAGAAGTACTCCCCGGTGAATGGTACAATCAAGACTCTCCTATATTGACTACAGACCAAGAACAACAAGATTGGTTGAATTGGGTAATGGTTGATAAGTTCTGGGAGAAAGTATGGTAAATAAGTAAAGGAGTAATATGAAAATCAAAGTATATTCACAATCAAATTGCAACCCATGCAAAGCACTAAAGAAACAACTAGAAGAAGCTAACCTAGTAACTAACCTAGAGTTCATCTTACTAGACGATAACCCTAGCCTAGCCAAAGAACTGAATATTCGTACAGTACCAATGACCATCTTGTTTGATGACTCAGGTAATGAAGTACGTCGAATCTCTGGTAGTAATTTCCTAGAGATTAAGAAAGCAGCAGAAGCTGTATAAATAAAGAAACCCTCTGAATAACCCTAGAATTTACTAAGGTACTCAGAGGGTTTTGTTTTATGTGTTATAGTACGTACATCGTCAAAACTTAAAGGAGTAACATGAAACACATCGTAGAACTTACATATCAAGAACTTGTTAGCATCATCCGTGATCAGTTCTTGAATACACCAGATGATCTTGAAGTAAAGATTACTGATTATCCACATGCTGTGCAATCATTAGGCAATACTCCTTGGTATCCTGATGACTCTGGTGAGTGGAGGGAATATGATGGTAATGGAGAGCCACCTGATGAGCTATTTCCAGATGATGAAGTTGTATGGATGGTTCAACAAGAACGAGATTTAAAAACGATGACTAACTACAATACCCTTTTGGTAAAAGAACTTCATTGGGATTGTGTAGTAGCTTATAAAGTAGTCAGTTAAGAAAGGAATTATATGGAAAAATTTACAGTATATCGTTCAGATAACGGTGATGAACTATGGATTAGTCAAGATGGTAATCAAGACCTTCGTAAGAAGAAAGACTATGTACCAGAACTTACATTAGAACATAAGACATTCAATAACCTGTTTGGACGTAAAGATGCTTATCTAAAGGAGGTTAATATTGAACTAACTACTAACTATTGTGTTAAATCATTGTCTGTTACTTACGAAAGCACAAAACTTCCGGTAAGGTTTAATGATCAATACTTGATTACAGCTCCGTGAGAAACACATTATGAAATACCTGAAACTACTTCCTGCTTTATTTGCACTAGCATTTGTTTCTTGCTCACCACAACCTGCTTTAGCTACAAACAATAATGCCTGCATTAGTAAGTAGATAAAAGAAAACCCCTAAGAGGCTTTTAACGGCTTCCTAGGGGTTTATTTGTTTGTAGGCTATGTAGGTATCACCTCAGTGATTTAAATCGATTGTAGGCTTGTTTAAAGCCTCTGTAGCTAATCTCTGTAGTTGTTCATTAGCCAGATCGTACTGTTGGTAGCAGGCTACCAGTCCTACCTTTAAGGTTTCGGTTGTCCTAGCGTAATCTGCAAGAAAGATTGCATCTTCTCTATATAATCTACCGAAGTTACTTCCTGTGGTAGCTTCTGTAGTTTCGGTAGTTCTACCGTATGTACTTGAACTATCAGGCTTTCCTTCGGGACGCTTTGACAACCTACTAAAACTGTCATAATCAGCAAGCAAGCTGTTATATTTAGCAGTAGCTGCACGCATCTGCTTTTCTGTTTGTAAGTCAAGTAATTTCACCTTTTGATTTAGTTCTAGAACTACTGAATCTCTATGCTCTAATGCTTTAAGAGATTTCTGTGTAAGTTCTAGTTTGATAGAATCAGTAGCTTGTTTTACTGCTGTATTTACTTTATTAGTATGCCATGTATAAGCAAACGTAAGTACAATAGAAACTAAAGCTACTCCGATAATCATTTTGATAAGAGTTATATTCAATATTATTCCTTTCCAATGCATTGGTTATATTCTTTAGTTCTTCGGATGGTTAATCCTTTTAAAGGAACACCTTTGAACTTATCCCATTTAAGAATTTCATTGCAGGCACCAGCGTAGTCATAAGTATTCAGCTTTTTTACCAGAGTACTCTTACAGAAAGCACCAGAACCTATATTGTATGTAAGACTAATAAATGCATCGTATTCTCCTTGTGAGATAGGTACTTTGATGCACTTAGATATTTCCTTAGCAAAGATGCTTATGTCATTCTTCAGATATACTTCAGCTAATTGTTTATCTACAATATCAGACTTCTGTACAGCTTCACCATCAGGTTTCTTCGTAGTACCGTAACCGATAGTCAGAACATCACCCGGTACAGGTACATACGCTTCAGATTTATATCCTTCATAACCCTTGATTGCGCCTAATGCACTAACAGAGATTACGATAGCTGCTATTGGCTTTCTTAGCTTTTCAATCAAAGGATTATTCAACATCTTAGTAGACCCCTAACATCTTACCAGCAAACATACTAGCAGCACCCAGTACAGTAAGTACAGCACTGAATATCCAACTAGAAGTACGTTTTAGTTCAGGCATAGCAATCTCTACTGCTGTAGTTCTATTGTCTAATTCCTTTACATCTTTCTTTATTTCATCTAATTCTTTCTCAAATCTTTGTTGAGTAAGGCTTTGGTGTGTTTGTTTTTGTTCAAGTAATACAAGTGACTGTAAAGCAGCAGAAATATCTTTTAATGATTCCTGTACACTTCCTCGCAATTCAGTTACGTTTTCATTAACAGCATTCATATTATCTGCTATCAGTTGTAGTGTAATATCATCTTGTCTACGTTTGAATGGTTGTCGTTCTTTTTGAGATTCTGAATTAAATTCCTGCATACTTCTATTCCCTGAATTGTTTAGGTAATTGTGTTTTGTTTTGTTCTGATGTGAATGCTTTCTTGCAATGTTGATCCTGAAAGAAGAATAAGAGATCAATAGTAGGTCTTAATAGTGTTCCTAATATTTTACCTGATTGCTCTGTTCTATATGATCTACTACTAAGAGTCTCATCTGGGCTACCTAGTAGTAAAGTATTGAGTAACTGATCAACAGCAATTAAGTTGTTTTCTAAATAAATAAATAAACCAGAAAGCATGCTATTTCCTTAGACTAAATCCGATAGAAACAACAGCAGCTTTATGTTCACCGGGAATAATTGGAATTTTATATCCGCAGTGCATTCTGATAAAAAACTTACCAACAGGAAGTAATTCAAAATACCTATAAGTATCACCTAGTTTATTTAAATACCACCCGCTTCCGCTAATACTAGTAATATCTCCAGTTTCAGAAGTACCTAGTTCTTGACTTAATTTAGATGCTCTGTTACGCAAACCTAACCAAATCCACCTAGCATAAAAACTTCTTGGATGCTTACCTTTAGCCCAATAGCATTTATTTTGTTCTTCTATGTTGTTTAAGTCGTTAGATATGCTAAGTAATTCCCATGAGTTTTCTTTGCGTATATCACCGTTAATACTAGCGTCATTATCCCACATCCAGAAAAACCTTGGAAGATTATTATCTGATGTTTTTGTAAACAACAACGCAATAAATACCGCAATAGGAGCAAGTAAATCAAAAGGAATAGTAACAAGTACTTTTAAATAAGCAACAATAAAGCATTTAATAATGCTTTTCTTTTCTGGTAAATCATGCTGTAATACCCTGATTATAGGTATAATAGGAGCATGTGCTATTGCAATAAATCCTATAAAACAAGAAATCATTACTGATAAATAAAACAATTCTAACATTGTATTGTACCTTAATAGATAGTTGAAGTCGATAACTTAATACCGACTTCTTATGTTGTTACTTTAAGGTTTTTCTTGTTCTTGTACTTCTGCTGATAAGATTTCAGAAGGAACAATATCATGCCCAGCGGTTACTAACATTTGCAATCCAGCATCTAATTGAGGGTCGTCTAAATCAATCCATTTACGAACGCTACAATCCTTAATTAATGCTTGAACAGCAGGACTATTATCTGCTAAGATGGACCACTTGTGTTGTCCAAATCTATCAAAGAAAGCACCTACTGAAATATGTTTAGGTTCTTGTTGTACTACTTGTTGTACTGGAGGTGGTGCTGTAAAAACACCATCTGCATATGTCCAACCAACACCTACTCCTAGACTTTTTTCTAGTACAGTATCCATAGGTTCAATATGATCGTAGTCACCAGAAATCTTTGCAATAAAATCTTCGTCTGCGACGATTACATTTTCTACTTTTCCGTTTTTAATTAATACGTAATCCATTGCTATGCTCCTTATTCAAACCAGACAACACGGCAGTAGCCGGATGCGCCTGCACCACCGTTGCGCGATGTGCTGGCAACAGCAACCGCTGCACCGCCACCACCGCCGCCTGTGTTGGCTGTTGCATCACTGCCGTTGTTGGTGCCCCCACCACCTTTACCGCCACCATCTACCGCGATTTGCACAGTTGATGTAGCCGCAGCTGAGGAGCCGCCAGCGCCGCCACCACAAAAGCCACCGATGCCGGGACCGCCTGGTGCGAGTTGATTGGTTGAACCGCTAGCTGTGCCGTACCGGCCCACGCTGCCGATACCACTACCGTTCACGGCGTTTGAGCCATAGCTGGTGAAAGATGCGTCCATGCCTCCGCCGCCACCGCCTACCATCCCCGATGCAGCAGGGGTTGTGCCACCACCGCCACCGCACGCACCGTTTGCGCCGGCGTTGTTTGCGGAAGATGTGTCAGTGCGCCCACCACCGCCGCCGCCGATTGCGGTCAGCAACGCACCGAACGTGCTGTTGTTGCCCTGTGTGCCGGTTGCGTTACCCACACCACCAGCCGCGCTGGCTGCGATGGTCACGGTCACGGCACCGGAAACGGTCACGAATTTTTCGATGTATTGCCCACCCCCGCCACCGCCGGCCGCAGCATGGGCGTTGGTCGTACTCAACGCACCGCCACCACCGCCACCACCGCCAACCAGCGTGACCAGCACCTGGCCACCGTTGGCGAGCAGTGCCGCGCTGGGCGTGAATGTGCCGCTTGCCGTGAACTCTTGGTAACGCAGCTTGCCGCCGCCGCCTTGTAAAAACTGGCTTAAAACGCTCATAAATTTCTCCTTTAAATATTAACCAATAACCCAACCGCGAGTAGCGTCTGAGTAAGTAAGTGAAAATGAAGCATTAGCTGCATCAATAGTTAGATTCTCAGCTAAACCTTCAATGTTAGAACCGTTCCTACCAACAACACTAGTTTTAGTAACTCCCGGTCCTTGATCAACAACATAAATTACATCACTTGTTCCCGGTGTAGCTGGTAATGTAAGTGTAATACCATCAGCAGTTAATACATATTTAGCTATTCTAATACCAGTTGCAATTGTAGTGTTAGTATTAACTAAAGTAAGCGGAGGTGTATATCTTGCGCTTAATGCATACCATTTTGAAGGTGCTGAAACAGGATCAGTTGCATCAACACCACCGGGTGCTTGTCTACGATATAATTGACCGTCTGTAGGACTCCACACAACATCACCAGTAGCATAGTTAGTTGCTGCGTTCCATTGTGTAGCACCAGAAAAAGACTGCGCTAATGCTGCATATGCTGCAGCATCTGATGAATGACCAGCAGCAGCAGCTTCAGCAGCACCTGCGTTACTTGCACTATCATAAGCAGAAACTGCGTTGTTATACGTAGCATTAGCAATAGCAGTCATATCGGTTGTATATGAACCAGCTAAAGCACTTAAAAACGTATCTGCCCTAATATCAAAATCAGCAGGGCTTGTTGTACTTGGAGGGGTTGGCAGCGATGGTGCTGCCGGGACTGTAGTAATTGGCATAATCAGATTTCCTCTACTTCAAAATCTATGTAAATGTGTTCAGGGTATTGCATATCAACTTCAAGTTGCTTATAAATCCCAAGGATGACAGCAGACTCATAATAAGAATGCTCTGGATATTTTTCAAGACCAACATATACTGCTGGTACAGCGTTAAGTTCATCTCTCAAGTCTAAGATTACATCTGCGCTTGCGCTTGCAGCAATCATCCTACCTGAGAATTTAGGTACTGATCTACGTTGAATTAAAGCAGAATTACCATATTCATCTCTTTCTACTTTAGAAAAGTTAGTAGCTCCAGACCTAGCTCCATACTGAACATCGCCCATGTAAATACCACGTCCAAGAACCAATGAGCCGCATCGCACTGGACCAGCTTCATTGATAAGATTTATTGAAATTACAGCATCGGAATACATTGGAATGTCTGTAAAAATATAAGATTTTTGTGATCTAAACACACCAAAGAAATAATCACTCCATGTTGCTGTTGGTCTGCTATGTAACCTTGTGACAATTACTGGTGTTAATAGAGATGTTTGTGTACTATCCAATATACTTACTGTAATTTGACTTGCTTCAAGTCCAGTAAGCGCCAACGAATCGACCCGCTTGCCGGGTTGAATCTTCAAATCAATGATTGCGTTCGGAGTCCAGCCTGGCGCGTGCGTCTCCGTAGGCGCATAAAGCCCGCTGACAGGCTGGTCACCTCGCGGCACCACACACTGCGTGTTGCGGTATGTGTCAAAAATGGCCCATGCATTGGTTGGCCCAATATCTTGCCACACTGTTGGCGCATCCTCCGGCGGGGTGGTGTCGCCGGTTGTGATTGCCCGCAGCGAAATGTAGGTGCGGTGCGTTTCACGGCGAATGCGTCGCGTGAGCACAGGCACGGCGGTTGCGCTTTGCCAAACGACTTCATACGGCCCAGCGTCGGCCCATGCGGTTGTGTCGCGGTCAGGCCTTGTGTTGTCAGTGCCAGCGGAGACAGCAACCATGCACTGATACATGCGCCACAGGCTGTCAACATAAACGACCGTGTTGATTGTGTATGCCGCTGTCTTGTCCCACAGCGTGGCTGTTGAGGTGTTGCCAACAGTCACAACGGGCGGGTAATCAAGGCCAAATTCGCCCGAACCTGCGTAGTCGGTTGTTGCCCAACTAGGTTCTAGTAATGTGCTAGTGATAATGTTAGTCTGTGTGATTTCAATAGGTGGGATTACTTTCATGTCATCACCTGACTTCTTGTTGAAGTACATGACAACATATAATTAACTTGTATGTTATTTAAATTCATATAATAACCTTATAATAAATCATGATGTTCATAACTCAGAAGCAATAATAAACATTCTATCAAGATCATTACTTGACAATCCTATTGCATTAGCTGCTTCTAATAATGTACTATCAGAACGTCTCCACACCTGTGCTTTGTTTATAAATGCTTTTTGAGCAAATGTTCTATTTGGGCTAATAGCCCATTCCTCATACACATCAGAAAGCCCAGCAGAGTCTATTGCTAGCAATCCTTGAAGTGCTGTAACTTCTTGAGGTATTACAATAGGTTCTGGTTCTGGTTCTGGTACATAATCAGCTATCCAGTTTGCAATTACTTCAGCATCTAAACCTTCAATCAAAACTCCATGCTTTTCACAATCATCTTGGATTAGATTGAGTTGAGTTGGATGGTAGCTTGTGCATTGTAATACTACTTGTTGTAATTCACCAGCAATTGTGTGTTCAGGAACATATCCTGTTAGTTCATTACCTTCAGAATCCATTGTTGCTTGAACTTCAGGTACAATTATGTCTGGTAACTGAGTAATCTGAATATAATTGATTTCCAGCCATCCTGTTGGATCAAATGTCAGAGTGTAAGTGTTCATGCTGTGGCCCCTTTGATGACGGAGAAACTGAATACAACGGCCTCCGACAAACTACCGCCCGAGATGTTTTTCAAAGCAATGTTGGCCGCTCCAGTGCCCACACTGGCTTTCAGTTCGTAGTTCGTAATTGAAAAGTCGGCACGTAGCTGAAGCGACAATATGTCGTTTTGGGCAATGAACGAATTGGTCAGGCCAAACGTGACACTCGCACCAGCAGCCAGCGATGCGTTGTGCATCGTGATCTGCCCCGATGGTTTGTTCAGCGTCACGCTTGTGCTTTTGCTTGTGACCTGCGTCACCGTCCCACCCGCCCCTGCGCCGTAGCCGAATGCGGCTGAGACGAATGTGGTTGTGCCGCCCGAGTCGATACGCACGCGCTCAGTTGGGGCACCTGTTCCAGTGCCCAGCGTAATCTCTCCGCCAGCTTCCGACCCAATCCACGCACGGTTTGTAGAACTGACGTAGTACAGGTGCAGCTTGCTGCCGGGGTTGACCATTGACATGTTGCCCAAAACAGCCAAACGACCATCGTATGTGCTTGGTGACGCAACCCCAATGCCCACATTGCCGTTGGTGTCGATACGCATGCGCTCAGAGCCGCCCGTGTAGAACGTCATCGGCAAAACGGGACCAGACCCAGTATTGGTGTTGCTGATTCTCAGGTCCGTTGGAAACTGCGTAATTGACCCAATTGAGGCGTTTCCAGCATCACTACTGCTTGAAACCAAGAACCCTGAAATCTGAGCTGTGCCGTTAGGTATGGCATACACACCTGTCACCCCATTCGTCGTACTGCTCTGAAACATCAGCCGATTGGCAATCGTCGCGTTGCTAAAGTCACCAGTGATGCGCTGGGCAGTTCCAGTGAAACTTACTCCAGCCCCATTGATAGCAGGGCTTGTCAGTGTCTTATTGGTTAGTGTAGCTGTTGCAGCACGTTCTGTTGCATTGCTAGTATTATCTACATTACCTAATCCGACACTATTCTTATCAAGACTTGTCCAATCAGTTTCATAATCTACATCACTAGTTTTTACTAACACTTGTCCAGTGGTTCCACCAGTAGGAACTCCAGCCCCTGACGGGCTGGAACCTCCAAAGCTATCAGATGGTACTTTATAGGTAGCGCCACCAGCACGTACTAACGTATACACGTCAGCATCAAGAACACCCCCATATGTAGGAAGTTGATCTATGGTCATAGCACTCATAGTGCTAGTACCGGGGTTGATAACACCATACCAGTACCTCCTTCTGTTACATTAGTCATTGCTCTCTCCGTTTTCTCACTAGATTTAGCTACTCGTTCCAATAATCTATTGGTAATTTCCATAGTACTACGTAGTGCTGCATTTTCAGCACGCAATTGCACATTGTCTTGATTACCAGCCAATGCAGGGTTATAAGCTGCTGGGACAATAGCCTCATCTTTGTGAACCATTGCTAACATATCTCGCGGTATTCTATTTGTACCTACATCGAAGCTAGGAATACCATACATATCCAAATAGCCACCTAATTGTTCAGGTGTCATTCCGAATGAAGTTGCTACTTGATCGCTAGATACACCATTCATTACTGCTGCGTTATACACGGCCCATGCACCCAATTCACCACCACCAGCACCTTCATATAATTGCTGGCCGTAATCACGGATAGCATCATACTGAGCAATAAGTCCGGGGTCAGTAATGCGGTCATAACCAGCCATACCACCACCGATACCATTAACCCAGTGCCAATTAGCAGCGTAGACACCTTTAGTATTCAATTCAGCTATGATACTTGCGTAAACATCTTCCTTGCTGAAAGGTTTAGCATTAGCTGGAATACCGCCAGCACCTGTAGTAAACCCTACACCTCCAGCGCCGCCACCTGTAGTTTTACCAGATGTAGGATTCTTACTTTTATCAAATAAGGCTGTTAGTGCATTTACAGCATCAGTTACTGTCATCGTAGCATCAATACCACCTTGAGCTAAGGATACTTGCTGCTTCCAATATTCCAAGGTAGCATCAAGTTGTTCTATTTGATACTTAGCTGCTTCAAGAGTACGTTGCGCTACTGTCATTTGATCTTCAGCACCGATAGCTAAAACATCTAACTTATTAGCTAAAATAAGTTGAGCACGTTCATATTCTAATGATGTTGAATAATTACCAGAATCAATATTACTCCTAGAAGCATCAATTGCATCTGACAGTTTAGTACTATCGGGAAGAATACCAGTAGCAATATAATCAGAAACTGCCTTATCAATAAAAGCATTAGCTGCTTTAGCCGACATAGTAGCAGAACTTTCTACATTACCACGTAGCTCATTAATATTATTACTAAGTAAATCAAATAAGCTTTGCATAGCAGATGCTGATTTACTGGCTGCATCTAATTGAGCTTGGTATAGTTGTTTTTCTCTAGCAATCACACCTTCGAGGTTTTTGAGAGCGTCATTCTGTTGCTTTTCAGCTTCTTCCTTTGCTTTCTTTATTCCCTCCATTGCTGCTTTGTACATGTCAGAAGCACTCATTACTTCATCTGTATATGAAGCAAAAGCAGGTGCTAAAGAAATCATTGATGCGTACAGTTGACGACCACTATCTGTAGTCAAATCTATATTGTCAATAAAATTACGATATTCAGCACGAGTAGTTGGAACATCTTTAACACCTAACGCAGAAATCTTTGCAGTAGTCTGCTGCCTAGTAATATCTTTACGTTCATCTTCTGTGTAATATAAGCTGTAATAACTACCTAAACCTGCTGCTGCTTCTTTAGCACCACCCATTGCTTTAACTAAAGCTGTCATTGCTTCTTCACTAATTGAAGCAAAGTTCTTAGCAACCATTCCAAATGTATCGAAAGCAGTCGCTGCAGCATTGATTTCAGATACTGTGCCAGCAAGTTGTTCAAGTGTTGGGGCATCACCTAATGCGTTTAATGCAGCATCAGCCCAATCGGGAGTCTGAGTAATTAAGTAGTCACGAACGTCTTTTGCAACAGCGGCTTGATACTCTTTCAGACCTTCGTCACCATCTGCAAACTCGCGACCCGGCCATTTGTCTTGGCCGTCTTTCCAATCCACAAGCGTGCTTTCGCCCAACTTGATGAACAATGCCCCCCAACTCCCATCGGGACTTATGTCGTCAGCGAACGCAGTGCTTACCGCATAACCCGCTTTTTTGCCAAAGGTGGTTGCGGTGCTGTCCAACACGCTGACGATGCCTTTGGCAAACCCTGCTGCGGCTTTTTCGCCGTTGGCGTTGTAGTCTTTGGCCTCCAACCCGAACGACATGCCACCGGCCAGTGCAGCAGCACCTGTTTTTGTGCCGCCCGCCTTGCTGTAGCTGCCAATGCCGCCTGTGTGGTAGGTGCCACCGTAATCGACCAGCCCCAAGGCAGAGCCGATTTCACCCAGCACCATGCTACCAATGGGGCCACCAAAGTAAAAACCAACAGCTTGCCCCATGGCTTTGCCATAGTCCTTGCCGCCTTGGGCGTTACGGCTGAATGCGGTGTTGAGGGCGTTGGCGTAGCCCAAAAACTCCCCAGCCGCCTGCGCAAACTGGCCCACACTTTTGCCAAAGCCAGTAACGGTGGCTGACGACCCATACACGCCGTCACCCATTACGTCAATGGTGCCGGGGGTGCTAAGGCCAAGTGACTGACCCACACTGCTGGTGGCGATCTGGTTGTATACAGGCAGGTAGTTACCCGTACCCATTTGGCTGAATGCGTTGCCACCAGCACCAGCACCTGCCCCACCCCCAATTCCAATGTTATTTAGAAACCCACTAACCGTAGCATTGATTACCATGGTAATAGGTTTCTTTAGTTCATTGACGATTAGATCACGTAGTTTCTTAGAACCTGCTTTACCACCTTCAAATAATGAAGTACTGATAATATCAGACAGGCTTTGTGACCAGTACTTGAAGTTTTCCAATTCATCAGCAAGGTCTACTTGTCGTTTTGCTTTCAGTTTATTTGCTTCAGCTAAAGCTCTAGCTTCATCTTTAGTAGCTGAATCTGCTTTTGAATTATCAATCTTCTGAAGTTCTTTTGCATAAGCAAGTTCAATCTTCTTATACTCAATCATCTTCTTCTGATCACTTGTAAGATCACCATAGATAGCTTTCTGAGCCATCAATGAATAGATTTCTTCATCAAGTAATTGATTCTTATCATCAAGAACTTGGAGTAAATCAAAGTTAGCTTTGTCAATATCACCTTGAGCTTTTACAGAAGCTTCCCATGCTTTCCTTACTTCTTCTCGTTGCTTCTTAACAGCTTCAGTCTGGACTTCAGTAGCATGTGCGGCGGCTAGTCTAGCAAGAGCTTCTTTCTGAAGTTCTTCTGGCATAGCAAGGAATGCTTTGTTGTTGACAATATCCATCATCTTCTTTTGAGAAGCTGAATATTTATCCGCGCCATTTACTACTTCATCATATGCAATGTTAGCTTTATTTACACTGTCGGTAATACTCTCCCATAATGTCTCAATAGCCTTAGCTTCTGATTTATCTACTTTCGGCTGTTTACCTTTAGGGTCTTTATTCTTATCATTCCAAACAGCAATAGCTTTCTGGATTTCAAGTTCAGATTTACCAGCAGCAATACCAGCATTGCGAATCTTTAAAGCACCTTCTTCACGCTTTGTTTTCTTGTCAAGTAAGTCACCAGCTACTTTTTCCCATTCAGCAGATGCTTTAGCTTGAATGATATTTTTTTCCATCTGCTGTGCGGTTAGCTTTAGACCTTCAGCATTAGATTTAGCAGCTTGACCACCATTTAACAGTGCCTTAACATATGCTTCTTGTTCTTGTCTAGCCTTTTGACCATCAGAAATCATTTCAGCACGAATAGCAGATACAGCATCAAAATCACCACGAATTACAGCAGCTAATTGAGCACCAATTCCACCAATTTCTCTACCTACGGATTTTAGAGTAAACCATACTTCAGATACTGTAACAGCCACAGCTTCAAATGCTGTTCTAAATGCAGTAACCATACCCTCTGATCTTGCAACATTTTTTAGAGCTTCAAATGCACCTGAAATAGCTGATTTAATATCAAGCCATAAAGTCTCAATTGGAGCTAAACTCATTTTAGCTAAATCAGCTTGAGCTTGTACTACTTGACCGTACAATCTAACTGCTTCGGCTGTAGCTTCAGCTTTCTTACCTTGTTCTTCTAAACTGCGAACAAGTTCTAAGGATTTCTCAGACACTAGGCCAGTCTGAATAGCTACCTTACTTAGGGCTTCAGTGGGTTTATCTTGAAATTTAGCAAATGAGTCAACTGTTTTCTCAATAGAAACACCAGCATATTTCTCAAGATCAATAGCAGCCTTAGTAATATCTACAATAGCATCTTTAGTGAAACCACCTTGCTTTGCCATTTCAGTAATAACAGCAATACCCTTAGTTGTACTTACACCCATTGAGTTTAAGGATTCAGCATAAGCCACTGCTGCATCTTTAGATAACCCAAGAGAAGCACCTGTAGTTACTAAAGATTTAGTCAGTGCGGATTCTTCTTGAATTACTTCTTTTAGTGCAATACCAAGCGCAATAAATGCTGCAATACTCGCAGCTAATCCTGTAGCAATAACCCCAGCAAATGCAGCACCAGTTTTATTTAGTATGTTAATATATTTAAAGTATTCTTCACCTTGAGACGCAATCAATCTTTTTGAATACTCCATTACAGCATTCATACCGGTAACATTCATTGCAAAATCCACAATGCTTGCACCAGCAGACTTGAAAGCACCAACAACGAAAGTACCCATTGCTTTGGCTACATCAACAAAACCAACGACGATTTGTTGGAATGCTTGAGACATAGCCTTTTCCATTTCTTTAGCATCACCACCTACTTGGTTTAATACTGCCCTCAATTGGTCGCCCTGTTGGATGAATACAGTAAGTGGATTCTGACCACCAGCAAGAGAAACACCAATGTCACCCATTTGAACGGAAGTAGCTCTTGCTAGATACTTTAGTTCTTCTTCGCGTGTGTTCTTTTGCCTAGCTTTATTAGAAGAATCAGATTGTGCAATTACTCTTGCATACGCTTCATAACGTCTAGCAGCTTCATCAGATGCAACACCAGCAGCTACCAATCCTTCTTTGAAGCGAAGTAAACGATTACTCGAACTAATGTTCATACCTTCGTTCAAGCCTGCTAAAGCATTTTCTGCACGTTGCATTTCTCTAGTAAGAAAATCAGTTGCTTTAGTAGCTGTTCGCTCTGTTTGAATCTTCTTTTCTTCTGCTTGATCAAGACGATTGATCGCATTTGCAATTGCAATATACTCTGCATTATGTTCACGCAGTTTATTCTTAATATCAGTAAGGGATGCTCCCTCTACTTTCATTTTCTCAATAAGGCGTTCTTTATCTCTAGCTAGTTCTCTAGTCTGAGCTTTAGTTAAATCAAGACCAGCGGTATATAACCTGTTTGCTTCTTTTGCTTCACCTAACTTTGTTGTTAAAGCAATCAAACCAGAGGTAGATTTATCGAAGGGGTCGCCCCCAATCAACTTACGCTGTGTCTGTAGAACACTTCCTAATTCTTTAATTTCACTCGTAGCAGCACCAGCGGCGGTTGCATAAGCTAACACACTTGACTGACCTTTGGAGAAACCTTGAGTCATGAATTCAAGAATCTTCTGCTGACGTTCAAGTACAGTAGTACTTACTTTAGTCGCTTGATTAGATTCTTCTTGAACCTTATTCTGATCAGCTTGAGCTTTAGTTACTTTCTTAGTTTCTTTCTCAAGATTTCCAAGTGGTTTATTAAGTTCAGATACAGCAGTACCTAACTTTTCAATTTTGGAGATTGCATCATCAAGTGCTTCTGTTGAAACGCTGAAGATCAGCTTATCTAACTCTAATGCCATAATTTATTCCAATTTTAATAACGTGTGCCTATCCGAAAATGGCTCACTTGTTTTATTCATTTCATTGAGGAATTCTTTTCTAGCTTCAATTGCCATTTCTCTTGCAGCATCATTACCATACTTGCTGATAGAAAATCCTCTGATTCTTGTTTTACCTTCATGAGGTAAACTAGCAACCCATTGAAGTCCTTGCTTAATATACACACCCGGAATACCGTCTGTCTTTGGTTTTCTATTTCTGGAGTTCTGTTGATGCGAAACTTCTCTCAAGTTAGCAATTGCGTTATTTAAAGGATTTCCATCAATGTGATCAATAACCAATTCACCAGAAACTGAACCTGTAGATAACAACCAAACTATTCTATGTACCTGTAAGTTTCTTTTAATACCATCTGGAAAGGTAACCTTCAGATCATATCCTCTATATGTGCCATTTGGAAGTACGGCAACTTTACCAGCAACATCGCCTGCTTTCTTAGATAAAGCGCCTTTATTCTTATATCTATTTATCTTATAACTAAGACCAGTTTGACTTTCAGGATTTACATAAAACAAATCATTCAAGAAATCAAAGTAAGAATTTAGATCATGTGCGGTATTATCTTTATGCACATTTACAACCTGATCACCGTACATTTCAATTAATAAAGTTTCAGCTTCTCTTGCATCTTCTTTAGATAGGTTACTCATCACAATACTTACAGTATATTCAACAGAATCTGTGATTGCTTTCCATTGCTTATTTCTACTATGTTTAGAATAAGCTCTGTTGTCTCTACCACTACCTACATAAAACACTTCGTTAGTATCATTCCTACGATGTAAATAAACGTAATAATCTTGTTTCATATAACTCCCTAATGTCTCCTTGATAAATAGGTAAACCAAGATGCAGTACAAGGGAATACTGTTTTAACAAGGTTAATTACTCCTTGTATAATCTTGGTTTGTAATCTTCTACCAGTAGCCTTTTATAAAGCTATTCGTAGAAAAACCCTCGTTCATCTAAGACAAACGAAGGTTAATGTTATTTACTTCTTACCTTTAGCTTTCTGCTTATTTGCAGCATCCGCTTGCTCTTCTTTTTGCCTTTCAGAGTAGACTTTCAGCATTATGTTATCCAAAGTCTTGATAGCTTTTACTTCAAAATCAAACGGTACAATATCATTTAATCTAAAGTAAGCATCTATCTCTGAATAACTAATAGGATTTACACTCATGCCAGATTGTCTAGCATTATTTAGATCAATAAAATAACTCCAAATCATATAACTGATTTCAGGTAATTCTAATAAATCTTCTAATTCTGCTGGTGTATTTCCTGTCTGTCTTTCTACGCTTAATAGCTTAGACCTAAGTGATTCTGGGTCGTTTGCTGAACCTAACCTAAACTCTTGTTCAGCAAACTCAGCTAATTCATTTAGGTCTTCGGTTGAAAATTTAGCAACTCAGAACTAGCTTCAGTAATCTGTTCTTTAATCCACGGGTGCTGCTTCAGAATACGCTTGACGTTGGCCTCGTTGAATTCAACTGCTTTACCATCTTCAGCAATACCTTTCCAACCAATCATGCGAATAAATGCAGACTCAATAGAAACATCTTCTGCTTCGTCTAGATCGAAGTCATCATCCTTGCCCTTTCGCTTGGCAATCTTTTGCTTCTGTTGGTATTCCATGAATTTCTTACGACCGTATGCTTTTACAGTAGCTGACTGTTCTCCACGTACAGTAATGAAAGCACCAGTAGGTTCTAGACTACCGGGAAGTAGTAGCTCAAATTCATAACCTGCTTCTGCTACCTTAGATAGATCGTTCTTTGTTAAATCAAACATTTTTGCTGTTGCCATATAATTCTCCTTTTCACAAATCAAAAGATTTGCTCTCTTTTCAGTTAATAAAATAGCTAATCACTTCTATAATTAGCTAACCTAAGAAACTATTTTATCATGCAGTCAAGGAATAATCAAGTAAGTAACGACGTTATGTATGCTAAGTACAAATAAGAAAACCCCCAAGGCTTTCACCAAGGAGGTTCGTTAGTTAGCTTTTAATTAAGCTAAAGTATCCTGAATCTGGATAGTAGTCAGAGGTAGACCTGTGCCTGATGTGCTGTTTAGCAATGCTGTAAAATCACAAGAAGCGGTCAAACCCATTGCCGTATCTGACTTAGTGAAAGAATTCACCTTCACACGGGGGAAAGTAAAGCTAACAGCATCAGCTACTTTACCGGAGCCAGTGGTAAGTGCAAACACAACAGATACTTCAGTAGCTGCTTCAAAGAAACTGCGGAACGTAGCGTCTTGGAAGTATACTGACATAGAGCCAGTAGCACCGATAGTACCAGTAAAGATTTCTGCTTGTGAGTTACTACCTAGTACAGTAGCACCTTCCATCTGACGGTCAACCGTAAAGTTAGCATCAGTAATAACAGCAACAGGAGTACCGTTAACTACTACAGCACCGTTTACGCCAGCAACAACACCAGTAGTAGATGCAGCAGTAGGAGTAGTGAAGTAACCAGTAGTACCTGTCAGACCAAGGTCTTTACCCATGAATGAGAAGTCTACCGTAGCAAAACCAGTAGCAGGCATAGACACAGCCATACTACCTACTTTATTACCAGTGTATACTTCAGATTGAGCAATATCCTGATAGAATTCTTCGATAGAATAAGACTGATCAGTATGACCTGTTAGAGGTACTTCAGTTTTCTTACCGATTACTGAAAGAGTTGCAGAGGCAATCGGACCTTCGGCTACTAGAGTAGTACTAGACAGTACACGTACGGTAAGTGCTAGTGCTGTAACAGCAACTACCAGTAAGTTGTTATTTGAGTTAGCGGCATTGAATGTACCAGCGGTTAGGCGCACAATATCACCTACCATAATACCACCAGATACGAATGAACCAGCTGCACGGGTTAGAGTAAACAAAGAACCTGATGTAGCAATAGTAATGCTCACCCCAGTAATTGCTGTAACTGCAACGAAATCCTTAGCCACCAAACTGCCCATGAAATCAACATAAGTACCTGGGGATAGTTCACCACTTAGACTACCAGTTGCACTGCGTACACCGTGCTCAAAGGTGGCTACTTGCATATCAGGACGCACCTCATTTGACGTGTAATTTTCTTTCGTAAGATTGAAGTCAGATGTTACTCGACGAAGTACTTTACCACCAGTATCACCAGCTAGTACACCCCAACCATTACCTTCTTTTTTATATGCTAAGCGTTTTGAAACGCCACGAGCTAATGTTGCCATATTTTATTTCCTTAATTTAAATTTTCATTTTGCAAAATGACCTGATTATCAGGTTCAGGTTCCTGTTCTACACCTAGGTGTCTATCGGTGTACTTGACACCATTTTCTTTGAGTAGATTAAGTTGTGCTAATCTGTATGAGATTGCTAAATCTCTTGCAGCATCGAACCCATGCTTCTTACAAGAGAAGTACGTACAATGTTCTTTATCGTCATAACTTATAGATGCACGCCACCTATCATACCTAGCAGAGTAAGTTACTCCCGGTATACCAGAACTTGAGTTCTTTGAAATTCTCTTATTATGTGAGTTCTCAAGAGGGGTAACAGCTCGTAAATTTAATAGTCTATTGTCCGATCTACAACCGTTTATATGATCAATAAATTTATTTTCAATATCTAAGTTAAAAATTGTTGCAATTATCCTGTGTATTTTTATTGTTCTGTTATTAAATTTTACAACATAATACCCATTTGCTGCTAAATGCCCAGCGCAGTCACCAGATGATGCCACCTTAACTTTACACTTATTAAATCTGTCGAATCTCCATCTTAGACAAGATGGTGAGGTTTCATCGTAAACAAATCGTTCATCTAATTCAGCTTTAGAAAAATCAAACTGAATACTAGGTCTATTACTGTTTACAAGTGCGTATTTTTCTATTAGAACATCATATAAATTGCACTCATACTCTTCCGCCTCTTTCTTAGTCATATTGGATTTAATTACTTCACAAGTATAATCAAAAGAAATAGACTTTACAAACTCTGAGTATTTCTTACCGCGACCAGTTCCTTTACCAGAGGTTTCGGATAGCTCAAGACTGTAGGCTCTTTTCATAGTCCCATGCCCAACATAGAATATAGTTCCACAGTTATCCTTGTGAACGTAAACCACATATTTCATAAGAACACGTCCACTACTAAGTCTATTAGCACCGGTAATACAAGTCGATCATTAGTCTTAATAGACCCTGAAATCCTAGGAGTTTCCAATACATAAATACTGTAACCATCCTGAGTCAGAGAAGTACCCTTCTTGAATAAGTCTCTGATTTGTTCTGCTGTAGTAATAGCACTAGCAGTACCTTTGTTTAATACATCACAAACAAATACCTGAAATGATATTCTTTCTCTGTAGTAAACATCCCCAATTACAGGGTCATCAGGAGTACGAATATCAAATTGAACATGCAAATACTTCTGACCTGATGTAGGTTTAAATTCAGCGTTTTCATACGCAGTAGGGATACTCAACGTAGCTAACCTTGCTTCCGCTGCTTTCTTTGTAGATAGAATAGGTGAAGTCATGTTATCCTTGTTTATAGTATTCTTGTAGGTTAGCTTTGTAAGTAGCCATTACTAAATCATTAGTAGGTTTCTCAATACCTTGTCCATTAGTTTGTAGTGAAGAATCAACCTCCAGAGCAGAGATATAAGGTGCAGAGTTTAAGATATAGAAAGTCTGACCTAGCTTATAAGCACTTGCTTGAGATTGGAATAATCTTAATGCTTCACTTCCAGAGTCTTTCCCTGATATTTCTTGAACATCCACATTCTTATCAAAGCTAAATCTCCAATTACCTCTGGCAATACCTTCTTCTTGTGGTAGGTCAGTACGTAGCTTATATAACCACTCATACCTTGAACCTTCACTTGCATCACCTAAAGGAGTAAATCCTATTGCGGTCTGTGCTATCTCATACGCAAACTTAGTAACCATGTGTTTTAGTTTGCGTTCTACTGTTGCTTTATATTCAGCTAGTTGTTGTTCTATTTTAGTTGTACTAGCTTTAATCATAATCAACCCTTAACAGCAAGAATACGATAAAGGACTACTTCTCCGAGTGCGGAATGTTCTTGGACTTGATCGACTGTATAGGTGTTTGAACCGAAAGTGATTTTGTCATTGGTATCGGGAGAATAAACCACAAGGGAATCAGCGGTAATATAAAATAAAGCAATGTCTTTTCCGATCAAGTTAGGATAGCTAAACTGAGTAGCTTTCAGATGTTTCTTATATGCTTTAATACTTACGGAAGTCTCAGTATTTGTAACACTACCTAGGCTTACATCATAAGTACCTTGAGTTACTTTAATGTAGCTACAAGTAGTACCGTGCTTGTTTATTGCGTTCTTAGCTGCTAGTAAGAATTTATTCATCTAATCCTCACGCAGAAAAGTAATCAGATTCAGATAACGGTGAAGATACTTTAATAACTAATGTATCGCTAGAAGGATTAGGTACTAAATTGTTGTTAGTATCCAAGTCATTAGCTAGCATATCATCTTTATATACACCACCTACATAGCCACTTAATGTTTGGTTAATTGGATTCAGAGCATTGTTCTTGATGTATAACATCAGTGCTTCTTTATACGCATTTGAACTTTTTGAGCCTTTGATGGAGAATATATCAACTTGCTCATCATTGGAATTCATGCTTAGTTTAAACAAAGCAGCACGAGCTACATCAATACTTGCTCTTGGGATAGAACCTGAGTGTTTGGTCAGAAAATAATCTATCTCATCATCTGACATTAAAGGTAAAGCAGGGTCAGTATCTGCTAGTTCATAACGAACGTATAGAATTTCAGTAGATGTAGCCATTGTTTTCCTTTAGTCTAAAGAAGTAATTAACTTCTCATTAAGTTCTTTGATATATAAATCTCTAGCTACCTCAGCTTCAATCTTTGAACTGAAACCAGTAAGTGTTGAATACTTTACAGATGGGCCATTTGGTACTCTGACACTCCATAGCCCAGATTTCAATTCCAATGGTTGATACTTACCTTGTACGCCATCAGTTTTTCTCTTATCTTCTAGCAAAAGATGGAGGATTGGTTCAATATCTTTATACTGAAGCATACCTGCTTTATATTGTTGATACATCTGCCAACGTAACACCGCACTTATTGTTGAGTCAATATCTCCAAATAAATCAATGCAAAAGGATTTAGTAACTCTACAAAACTTAGCTGAAATACTAACAGTTTTACCTTTGTATTTAACAAATGAGGCTCCTTTGATACCTACATTATTCAAAACTGTATTTTTCTTCTTGTAGCAGTTTAGTTCTTGTGAGATTTCTTCAAGATTAGATAGTGAGTTATTAAGACCATTACCATCAATATGGTTGATAACTTTTGTAGAACTAATCTTACCATATGAAAGTAGGTATACAACTCTGTGAGCGAGATAACCTATACCATTTGCTTTGACCCGCCAATACGATTTACCTTGTACAGTTGTGGCGATACTTCCCGCCACATCATGTCGATTGGACATTTGGTTGTTCTTATGTGATGTGTTAACGCGTAATCCTGATGGACTTGTTTCATCAACATAAAACCAGTGTTTAAAATACTTGTAATCCAATTCAGCAACAGGTTTTGGTTCTGTAATATTCGCTAAATTATTTTCTTTACATGAATGATATATGTAATTCTCAAGGGATATTGCATCCATGTACTCTAAATTTTCTTCAAGAATCTTAACCTCTGGTTTTGTATCTTTAAATATAGCTCGCCACTCTTTAGTTCTTACACTTGGACTGAAGATATTTGCACGAGTATATTTAGTATCATTTTGATATTTCCTGCCAATGCCGACATATCTAATGTTACCATCTAGTAAATGAACATACACATAGTGTAACTTTTCTTCCATAGCTTCTCCCGAAACATCCACCAATTACTCAGTGGCAGGAGAGTGGATAGTTCTCTTTTCGGGGATCAGCCTAGCCATGAGTTAAAACCAAATTATACCATAAAAGGGACTCCGAAGAATCCCTTTGAGCTACAATCTAAGTATTAGTTAGAAGTCAGACCGCGCACAACCAGTGCTGGACGGCGAACAATGTTGATGAAGTTAGACTCAGCTTCAATGTCAATTGATTCACCTTTAGGACTGCGATAAACCCACAGGTAGCGTTTCTCACCTAATGTGTTAACCAAATCCATCTTGTTACCATTGCCGAAGTACGTTACGAACATATCGTCTGCACCTTGAGGGACAAAGATACAATCGTTAGCTGGGACTAGACGAACACCACCAATGGAACCACGAACTTCAATGAACTTCACACCACCGTAAGTGAAAGTACGATACATGCTCATGTCGTTACCAGCACGATTTCGTAGAATCTCCTGACCAGCGACTGCTTGGTAGTACTGATACGCCTGAGTTACTTTAGCATGAGCAATTAGCTTTGCAAAATATTCAGGAGAAGCATAACCAATAACACCAGTTACGTTAGTACCTTGTGCGTTATCTTGAATGTGGGCCACGACCTCTTCCGTCTTGCCGATAATGTCAGTACCTGCTGTACTTAGTACAAAGTCAACAGTCTTTTGGGTTACACCAAAATCGGTAGCAAAGTTAGAAGCAGTAATAGTACCGTTAGGGGTATAGGCTGTAAGAGTAGCTAGTGTGCGGAAACGTGCAAGTTCTAGAGTATCATCCATTGCGCGTGAAATACGAGCCATCTTCCGGGCAAGCACCGCCGCCTCCGTCTCAGCAGCATCTGTAGAGCCATATGCCCGTTTGCCTTGAATGTCGGCAGGGGTGATATAATCAACAACAGGGAAGTGAGCGATATTGTAAGCATGAATCTTACGAGAGTCGTCACTATTTGCTTGAGGTTTTGCACCACGGAATTGGTCGCCAATCAGAGTGGCTGTCTGAGAAATTTCCTCAAAGGTGACAGTATTGGTAGCTACGGATTCTTCACTGAAAACACCGGCATCGTTTAGTAGCGACCACTTAGTGGGCACGAGGGCTAATTCGGCTGTATAATCAACAACGTCGAAAGCATTAGTATATGAACGTGTAATAGGCATTTATATGCTCCTTATATTAAACAGTTTCAAGAACTTGAATGTTCTTGGCTTCTAGAGCAGCGTATACAACATTCTTTTCTGCATCTAGGTTGTATGATGCGTCTAGAACTAGAGCACCTTTGGAAATAGCAGCAGGGCCTTTTACAAGAACTACTAGCTTAGTATCAGTAGTAGCTGCAATTGCTTTATCTTCCAGTACGATAGCTGCAGCAGCATCACTACCGTCCACAGCAGTTTGTACTGCAATCTTATATTTACCATCAGCGGTTACTTTACCTAGTACTGTACCAACAGCGTATGTTTTAGCAGCAGCTTCGTTTACGGTAACGACTTCGCGGCAATAGCCTAGCTCTGCCCAGAGTTCAGCCTTCAGCAGATTGCTTAGGCGTTTTGTGTCAGTTGCAAGAATTGTCATTTTATAATTTCCTTATTACTTAGAGAATTGTGATTTCAAGATTCGGGCTACAGCAGATTCTTGTGGTGCTTCTACTGTTTCTTCTACAGTAACACCTTTTTCAGTGAACATTTCAGATTTCTCTACTTGTTCGGATAGAGACTTGATTACAGAAACTACTGAATCAAATTGCTCGTCATTTAGAGTTTGGATTGCATTAAATAAAGCATCAGACTTAGCTGCATCTTTAAGTACATCTGCTACAGCTTGTTTACGAGCTTTCACAATAAGTGCTTGTTTTTCTGCTTTAAATAGTTCTAGTTCTTGCATAGCAGACTTCAGAAGCTCTTGAGTTTCATTTGCTTGCTTTTGAATAGCATCAAATTGACTTTTCTCAATCATTTCAGTTTCCACTACTTGCTCGACTACTTTTACATCAGGCATTAGTTTTTCCTTAGATTTTGATTTAACAACAGGGCTGTTGCCCTTACCTTCTTTAACCTCGTGCTGCACGGTAGAGGCATTAACATCAGCCTGTGTTACAGTAGTAACCGCAGGAGATTCTTTGATTGACTTAACAGCTTTGACTTTAGGTTTTTGTTTTTCTAGTTTAGTCTTAGCTTCAAGTTCTTGTTTTTGTTTTTCAGCTTTAGTAAATGCTTTTTCTAGCATTGCTTGATCGTTCACAATAGACAGATACTCATCTTCAGTAAGTCCAGATAGAACAGAAGTAAAGTTATCTGTCTCTGCTAATGACTTAATAATCTCAAAAGATTCCATCCTAGACTTAACCCAATCTTGAAAATCTTCTTCAGCTTCCATCTTCTCATCAGCTTGGGTTTCTACAGGCTCTACATAACCCATCATATAAGCTAAGATTTCAGCATCAGACTCATAAATGCCGAAGAATTTTGATAGGAAATCTGGAAGTTCCATCGTTACTTTTACTTGCTGAATCTTCTCAATAAATTCATCAGAGAATGTTTGGGCTTTCAGTACAAGCGCATAATCAGCACCGTTTGCCACACCTTGATCTTTATGGCATAGTGCAATATGTGCACCATCTTTGCTGAAATCAATATTACTTAGTTTGCGTTTAGGTTTCATTCTTTACTTTCTTCAATTGTTTCAACAGAAGCAACAGCACCGATTGATAATCCTACTACTTCACCTTTTTTAACCATATTCCAAAGAGACTCGTCATTTATTTGCAATGTCATAAGCCAGTCTGATTTCTGTACAAGATTACCATTTAAAGACATATCAGCAGGTGCTAGATAGCTCTCTATAACATCGAAGGATGTTGTCTCAAACATATGAAACAGATTAGACATTGTTTGCTTCTGAATCAGTGCTTTATTAAATGATTCTTTAGCCTTGCGTACTTCATCAGCAGTTGTATAGTCACCGTGTAAATCTGTACTGTCTGCTTTCATTGCAACATAGGTTACTTGCATCAATTCTTCATTTAATGCTTTAGCTACTTGCATTTCAATCTTTGGTAATTCTTCTTCTTTATTAAGTTCAGAATCAGGAATATCTTTAGAGTAACTTTTTAGAATACCTGCTTTACGCAATTCAAGCCTAGAAAAAGCTAAAGCAGCAGAGCCACCATTAGCTAAAAATTCAACGGTAGATTTTGTTAGTTTGTTATTCTCATCTAACCGTTGTAAAGGCTTATAGCTTTTTTCTAATGAAGATAGTTTCTGATAAAGAATCCTAATATCATCAATAGATAACTCTGAATCAAAATCCTTAATTACTTTTACTTCGTAACCGAACTTAGTACCAAGGGCAATGCCGCGCATCTGATTATTTTTAATAGCTTCAGTTACAGTAATAGCTGTCATTGATACTCCTTTGTTTGTGTTGTGGACAAGCCACAATTAAATATAATTTTATCATGATATAAATTTATAATCAAGTAAATTCTAACGATAGTATAAAACTAAGGTAGAAATTCCTGATGTTTCCTATGATTTCTGGTGTATACTTCAAACCAGTGCTTACACAGTACGTCTAGGAAGCGTTTAAACCATCGTAGAAGCGTTTGTTTGCTCTAGGGAATACAAACGTAGCCTAGCTTGCTTAAAACACCTTGTAGGCCGTTTAAATCAGTCTTGTATAAAGTTTATAACTTTCTTGACGAACGGTACTTGACAGAATCCAGTAGTACTGTATAATTTGTGGCAGGAACAGGGTAGGGAACAAGGGTTAAGCAACAAGGAACTCAACTTCAGAATCTAACTTCAGTATATTAAGTTATACTAAGATATAACTGAAGTAGTAATACTGTGTTATAGTAGTGTCTTAGTATCTAAACAAAGGAGTCTTATGCAAAGTAAACATATCCCTAACAATGAACACCTGACCTTGTTTATTGATATTGATTATGTAGATAGTTATCTTGAACTGAAGTACTACAACATGAACCTTCAATGGTCAGATGATGACGATTGGAAACCTAAGAACAAAGGAAGTGAAAGCCTAGCTACTATTAGTTCATCTGATTTAATGCTTAACCTATTAGGTACTGTGCAACTAACATTCTGTAAACAGATCACAATCTTAGTCAGTAATGATGAACTACTAAAAGAAAACCTGAAGGTATTAACAGGACAGAGTACAAGCAAAGGTAAAGCAAAGGTTCTTCATGAAATGGCTTATAATCAAAAAGAACGAACAAGGCTTAGTGCTTTCTTCCGAGATATGAATATTGCAATCGTAGATTAAAACGAAGTAGATTAAGAAAATAACCCTAGTAACAATTAAGGTACTAGGGTTTATTTATTGTAGATTACAATGTACTTGCCAGTAGAAAAATATCAGTCAACTCTTTATTAGAGATTAACAACTGACTTGCTAATTGAAGCAGTATTTGATTATTACTTTCAAAGGTTAAACGATCATTCCATTCTATTTTGATCATCTCCTTCATTGCACCATTTTCCATATTTTCAATAAACTGCTCTATTTGATGTAGTCTATTAAAATGCAATAATGCAAGTTTAGCTTGCGCTCTAGTTACAGAAATAACGATATCAGAAACTTCCGTTGTAGAATTAGAAAAATATTCAGCTTGTTCCTTTGTCATTGGTACAAAACCCTCAACCCCGGGGTAATGTTCTTGAAATACACAACCAACTCTATATCCCACTGACCGGGAGAAATTTCAAATACTTTTGCTTGCATATAAATCCTCAGATTAAAAGCATTCTAACAAGTTCAGCACCACTGTGTCGCAACATATACATATAATGAATACTTGTTGGGCCATCTTCATATGGTAAGAAGAATAGCTTATCACCAACTACAGCAGTACCTCCGAGAGCTACCTGAGTTGTATTAGTTGTCAGAGGTAATAGTCTATTACGGTCTACTTCAAATTTAAATACACGACCAGTTGATTCTTTCGCAATATAAATAGAACCTTCAACATCAGCGGCAGATGATCCGGTTGTAAATGTTTCTTGTTGTCCACCATACAAAACGTTGCTAATCCAAGTATTTGCAGCAATGTCATATACATCAAGGGTATTTGTTGCACCACCACGGAATGAATAAATATAGCGACCATTCTGTTTGAATAAAGTACTCCCGTAGTGTGGAACTAATGTTTCATTATCCCAATTAGGGGCAGATTCAATCCAATTTGAAGTACAACCAGTTGCTGCTGCTCCAGTCCTAGCTGCTGTTGGAGACAACGTTGACCATGTGTTTGTTGATACTGCATATTTATAGAGTGTAACAGCGTTATTACCAAGTAAATAGAAATTATCGTAATTTCCTTCAATACTGTATACACTGGTTGCGTCTGGGGTAATTGTCCATGCAGTGGATACGGTCAATACCGTACCTGTATTTGAAGTAATAGGTCTAATCTGCCCGATACCAGTACCTGCTGTGATACGAACTTGATAATTCGCCCACATATTAGTGCCCCACGCTTTAATTGAATTAGTCAATGTTGTAGATGTACCAGCAGTTGCCGTACCTGTAGCCACAGCACTTACAGCACCTATTGTAGAGACTAACTTAGCATCTGTACCCCAAGCAGCAGGAATACCTGTTACACTGCGAGCAGTCCAAGCATTTGTGGCGATGTCATAAACGGAGAAACCTACCGCAGCAGTGCCTGAATTAAAGAACCAAAGACTCCCGCTGAACACTTGATATTGTGTTGTAGCGTCAAAAGCTACAGCATTTACAGGAGTTACAGTAATAACAGAGTTAGTACTAAGAGTGTTTGAAGATACAGTACCATCATAACCCATTCCAGTTCCAGCAATTACACGAATTCTACTACCTGTAAGGCTTCGTAGAATTGTCCTGTTTGTTGTAATTGTAGAAGTTGTACCAGCAGTGGCTGTTTGAGTAAACACACCACCCATTGCACCTAGTCCGCGATATTCTCCACAAGCACCAGCAGCAAATGTACCAGTAGCACCGGAGTTAGGTAACTGCGCCCAAGCATCTTCATTACCTTCGTACATATAAATAGAAGATGCGTTAGTAACTAGGAAGGCTCTTGAACCATTAGTCAAGTCGAATTTATCAGAAACAATGAATGCACCAGCACCTGTTACAACTGGTGCATTTGTGCAGTTTTCCCATGCTTTCCGATGTAGAAGTTTTTTAAGATTTATAGTTGTTGCCATATTAACTCACAATAATGTTGTTATAGATATGTGATGTACCTTGCATAATTATAGCATCTGCGGCTGTAATTGCTGGCTTACCACCCAATTGGTTAAGAGTTGTTAATGAGCCTATAGAACCTGTAATGTTACGTAAGTCTTGGTTACCAGCAATTAGTATTGCTGGTATAGTTTCAATAGACGTAGCCACTTGATCGTTACCTGTCACGCGTGGCATTCTCTCAAGCATTGCTGCTAACAATACAGTTATATTACCCAACAACTCAAGCTGAGTTTCTTCTTGGGATATACCAGCTAAAATTGAAGTTGCCATATTATCCTTTCAATATGTCAATAACATTCCCAGATGCATCGGTCTTATACCAAATATAAGGACTAACTGATAAAGGGTCAGTTTCTTGAATAAATATATTACTTGATCCAGAACCACCTCCTGAGTTTACTGTATGAGCTATACTTCCAGTGCTGTCTGTGATGTATAAATCAAACCCAGCACCTGTACGAACAGCGTAGACAGTATCAGCGGTTAAAGTCTCAGGAAGTACAGCAATGTTCTTTTCTATTTTGAATACTGCCATATGTTACCACGCACTGGAAGTCCAGTCAATCACAGGCTTACTTCCGTTGTATGTGAAGTAACCACCAGATTCACCAACCTTATCTAGCTCTGTTTTATTTGCATGACTGTGTTTTTTAGTAACAGCATCGTCAATATCAGCGACAGAGCTAGTTGGTTTATTTTGAATACTAGACCACTGTAGAACCACATCTTGAGATTCTGCTTCTGAAATCTTAATCCAACTGCTTGTGCTAAAACGATACACATATGTTGCAGCACCGGATGAAACAGTAGCATCACCAGTAGCATCTAAAACCAAGACTTGAATATTCTTCGTAGGGGTGAGCGCATTACGTGCGGCAATGTTTGCTACTACTTCTAGTGTGTTCATTCCAGCAACAGCACTATCAATCATTGATTGTACTTGTGCACTGTCAATTACTCGTTTTACAGTACTAGCTGAAGCACCTGTAACATACATTTCAACAAAATCTGGCCTAGCTACTGGTGCAATTAAGTAAATGCTGTGAGCTTGTAAAGTGCCGGGTAACGTTGTTTCTTTATAAATACTATAAGTTGCCATGTTTATTCCTTAATATCTTACCACTGAGAAGATGCCAATACAGGGGATGATAATAGTTTACCATCAGTCCCAACTGTCAAACTATTATTTGTATCGGCACTGATTAACTCATTTGTGATATAAGCTAGAGTAACAGTACCTGTTGGGCCTTGTTCAGCAGGACTAATAATAGTATAGGTTACGTCTGTCTCTGTGATAATAGTATCTTGAGTATCATCGTCAGATACAACAATAGTATCTTCTTCTGTTGTTACTACTATATCTGTCATCTAGTAACCTCTTGATCTATTAAAATACTCCCCTTAATTACTCTGTATACACTTGAGTCTGGAAATGTTATTTCAATATCGTAAATGTATTTGTTTGAGGTGAACAGTGAACTAACACTAGCTGCAATAGTAAGTTTAAATTTACCAAGTACAGCATCTGTGATAGTAAGTCCAGATGTTGATGTACTAAACTCTGTAATAACATCACCAAACAAACTCTGACGTACCTGCATGCGAATAGAACAATTAGTTAGATTCGTCGGGTCTGTTCCTGATAACCATTGGAAGTTCTTATTAAAAGTACTTCCCTGATATACTGTTAAATCAATAATAGCTGGTTTCATATTGCACCTTTAAGCAGCATTCGATGTATTTAAGTCAGAAGTATTATTCTCAGATACAGCATTACCTGTACCTGAAGGTAAACCTTGTTCCATACCAGTACCTGACTTTGAAGTCTCTGGTGTAAGCATCACATCTAGTTCTTCTTGAGTAGTTTCTTCAGGTAGCTTATCCATACCCCCCATTTCTAGAATAGTGTTGATTACATCCAAAGTCTTAGGAACTAGACCGACAGCAGCCGCACGTTGAATAAACTTAGAGAATGTCTCAAGGTCAGCAGCTTCTAGACCATCATAATCCATAGAACCCATACGATCAGTATTCCAACCGTTAAGTTCGTATGTCTGAGTAATCAAGTCTTTCTGAATTACTTCACAGATCATCTTAGCAAGAGCTTCAGCATTAGCTGCTGCAATACTATTCTTGAACTGTGCAAGAGCAAATGAACCTGTACTACCAGTACCTAACAAAAGAATATCAGCAGATAAGCTAGTATAGATAGCATTCTGATAGTAAGCCTTGATAGCGTTCAGATCAAATGATTTCTTACCGTCCATACTCAGTAACTCTAAGCTAAATAGCTTTTGTTTCGTTACTTCGTCATATACAGCAGGTAGAATAATACTTGTCTGATTATTCATGTGCATATTACGCATCTGATTCTCAAACTGAGCACGGATAGCCTTCTGTTCAGGGCTAGCATCTGCTGATAGATACTGAGGAGGTAAATACAGCAAAGGAATACCACTAATATCTTTACTTACAGATACTGCTTCAAGTTCTTCCAATACAGTAATGAATCTCCATGACAAATAAGCATTACGCAACGGTGATTTACCAAAAGGATCACCACGATGTTTACCTGTACGGAATAAAAGCATCTTACTAGCAGGAATGATGATTTCATTCTTTAGTCGTAGCTTATTACTTGGGTTATTAACCAAGGAAAGATTCTGCTTTACACCAGTGATTTCATTACCTGAATCATCATAAAGAAACTTCTCAATGCTTTCTTGTGAACGAATAGGAAGTTTCTTCCAAGCAATTACACCATCGTTGTATTTACTACCGTTAGATTTATATCTCCTGCGATATACTTTCTCATGAACAGAAAAACCAAAGATATTACAGCTTAGTACATCACTTACGAATTCAGTCCAAGACTGATCCATATCATGCATCATGCTTTGAATAATCTTGCATTGTTCTTTTTCTTGTTCTGTAGCATCTGATGGTGGGTTAAACTTCCATTCTACTTTACTGATGATATTATCGAACAATGTAAGAGAAGCATTAATTGCCCCGTGGTATTGCATTTGTTTGTATGTCTTTACACTAGCTGGGAAGTTAAGCTCACGCTTCATTTCATCAGTAGTAACACCATTAAATACATTAACACCTAGATGAGCCATTTCACCTAGTTGGAATCTAGGGATTGATTCGTAGGCTTTCTCTACGGTTTCTGTCTTAATTTCTTTTGTTTCAGTTTCTTGTTTCTTTGCTCTTGGCATATTATTCCTATTTTAGCTTAGTAGCAAACCAGAAGTAGGAATCCCGGATGCTCCGTTGATGTTTAAATCGTTTAGGTTTACTCCGTTGAAACCGAAGGTTGAGTTGTTGATTGATGTGGAGGAACCACTGAATGCTCCTACGTCAAAATCAGGTAGAATGTTTCCTTGGCTGAGTACATACACACAGTCCGATACCGAATCAACAACGTCGTCTCTTTGTCTAGTAGCATTCATGTCAAAGTTTTCTAGTTCAGTACAAAAGTCTTGATACCAATCACCTTCAACAATTTCAACAAATCCTGACTGTGAGATAGTACTGAATGGGGCAAAACGCATTGCTTTTGATTTTAATGGTCTTACTAATCTACAATTAAATCCCATTTCAGCTAACTTGCGCTGCATTCCTCTTGCCCATGCACCAGCTTGAGCATTAGGATCACATGGCAATACTACAGTAACACCTTGACCGTCTTTAATTGCTGTTTCAAATATAAGTTGCTCTACTTTATGGAATCTGTCTCTTATAGAAACCATATCTTCAACAGTCATTAACCCAGAATCTTCCTTTGAAATCAGTACGCCCCTAGTCCAGTCCGGATCAGGGTAGGCGGGTGCGGGTAAACTCCCAGCTACGTCATACGCCCTGACACGTTTTTTAGCTTTAATATTAGGTTGATGTACTACTGAGCACCATTCTCTTTTCCAGCTACCAGAAGCTACAGCACGGGCGAACCAGCTACCCCAATATAGACGTTTAACCTCTACATCAGGTAACGACATTAACCTGTCCTTGTATGTTGGATCAGCCTTCATTAGTGGAGGGTTATCTACACATCTTGCTCCAATGAAGGCCAAAGACATAATAGGCACGTTACCGTATAAGTCTCTGATTTCTTTTTCTGAGTTAGCCCAGTGCTTCTTGTCACCTTGTTTATAGAAGAAGCGTTTATGACCTGCGCGTTCTTCTATCGGAATACCTTCAGAATCTAAGTAGTAATCCTGTATCCATAATCTTAAGAAAGAGTTATAATCAGGGTTAGTCATGATGAACATCTGTGGAGTATAGTCAACGTAAGCATTACGCATACGTGATAACAGATATTCAACCATTGGTTCTGTGAAGTCAGTTCCTTCGTCAAAGATAACTAGACTGTATTGTCCCATTGTTTTTCGTAATGAGGCGTTAATTCATTACCGCAATTAAGCTGCTGCATATCACTATGCAGATAAGATCATATCATCCCGAGTTCTTCGGTTCTCCTGTTTCGAGGTACTTACCCCTACGTCCTAAGACTGATCGTTACACGTTCCTATTTACTAGGCTTCGCTCGGTATTGTCTCAACTGAGAGTTTCACCGAATTAAAGAGATTTTCGATAAGTATTCCTACTTAAAGGGGCTGACAGTTAACCCTTATGGTCAAACATATTTGACTCATGTTGCATATGACTAAATTTTAAAAGTGCCCCGTTTGGAAACACAATCTCTAAGTCTCTGTTCCTAATGGTTAAACCTTTAGGATATATCTCAGAATACATTGCGACAGCTTCATGCCAAATAGAACCCGGTGCTGTAAGCATCTTAGATACTCTACGGAAGATTACACCCGTAGCTCTAGGATGTTGCATAAACTTTAGTGCAATAAGGAGAGACGTATAGGTCTTTCCAGAACCAGCTGCCCCACCTGCGATAGTAATCGTAGCATCTGAATTCAAAAACATTTCTTGTTTTTTAGACGCTGGTGCAAAGATGTTACTCATCCTTACCCTTAATCATTGTAAGCGAAAACTTAGGAGCTTCCCGTAAACTCTCTACTGTTTCCTGTGGGTCATCTTCACTCAGTGCGTTCAAATCCTTCAGTAAGCTCTGATGAGTCTGTAGAATCAAAGCAGAAGCTCTGAGTACATTTGAATCCGCTGCTTGGGTATCATTGAGAATCCTAGTTGATTGCCGAATAGCATCAGTTAAATGCGGCCGGAATCTACGTAATAGACTCATCAATTCACCTTGGACTAACTCCCTGCGGGTCTTACCCTTTTTATTAGGATTGACGGGGCCACCCATGTAGATGTTTTTGTCAATTTCCCCACCAAGTTCAGCTTTACTTTTAAATGCCATTGTTTACTCCATGATTTTCTGAATAATTACCCAAAGACTTTACAATTGATAGTCTATAATCTTTAGCTGCTGTAAATGCCTGATCTATGTCCGAATAGTTGTTTATATTGAAAGACTTAGATTTACGTTTACCATCATTTGTAAACCACTGGACAACATACCTGACATGATTACCAGTTGTTCTTAAACATATGCCAGAAATACCAGTTGTTGATGTTTTTGGTACTTTACGATTCCTGCTGTTTTCCTTGAATGAAGCGGCACGTAGGTTTGTTATTTTATTGTTTTGCTTATTACCATCTATATGATCTACTAACTTACCGGTTACATCAATTCCACATAATGTGGCAACAACTCTATGACCTTGCAAATTAAAACCATCTACCGAAACCTTATAGTATCCAGACCTATCAAACCATCCAGCAACATCGCCTGATTTTACCTGAATTACATTTCCACAGTAAATATCCGTTTTCCATCTTAAACAGCTTGGACTTGATTCATCATATTCGAGAATTTGTCTGAGCCTGTTCACATCTAGAAATCGTTCTTTAGAGGGTTGTTTTGAATTTGTCAGATTACAAATTTCTTTAAATGTGTGGTAAGTTTCATATTCAAACTCAATAGCTTCATTCTTGTATAAATTCTCTTTTAATATTCTGACGTTATAGTTGTAGTCAATATCTTTCACTTTATGTGAATACTTAACACCTCTATTAGTTAGATTTATCTTTGAGTTTCTACTTTCTTTTGTGTTTGCTCTAACTAGAGTACCGCTCCCAACATAGAAAATATCACCATCAATTGTCTCATGCACATATACACAATATCTTTTATCTTCTGTATTCATTATTCTTCCATCTAAACCTCTAATAGAAAGTTAAGGCAAACGTAGAGGATTCGTCTTTCGGTTTGCCAATTACCTCAAACCTAGCCTAACTCACAATTTCTTTATGATTATTATAATATTCAATATACTAAGTATTAACGGTAATAATACGTACTATATTAGACAAAATAAAAACGTATCCTAAAGTAAACAATGTAAACAATAGGATACGTTTGAGATAATTCCAGTTACTTTATCTGGGTCTACTTTTGCTTTTCATGCGACAGACAGTGTAATTACTCGCATTAGACACCTGAGAATGATTACTCAAACTCAACCGAGGTGACAACGGTTCCACGGGTAGCGTGTTCTTGGTGGAAGCTGATGGATTCGAACCACCGTGTCTTTAGGAGCCTGATTTACAGTCAGGTGCATTCAACCGCTCTGCCAAACTTCCATTTAAACTTGCACGTTTATTTCAACATGCACTTTACAAACCATAGCCTTCATCTTCATCATCAAAGATACTAGCCCTTACTCTACCGTTAGGATTAAGTAAGGTTCTAATCTCTAATTCAGCATCTGGATCGTCTTCAACTATTGTATCCAAACAATTGCAACACATATTTGTTTTGTTATAAGCGTCTTGTTTAAAATAATCTCCACATGCTACACAGATCATGATTTTCCTTTATTGTTATTATGGTTATGTTATTGGAATAAGTGCTGGTTACTATTCCAGCGTTAGCAAATCAGGTTATCTTCCAAACCAAATATCTAACAGATTTATTACCTGGAGTGACTACGAAGTAATACACAAGTTTAGTACTTCAGAAAGGAGCAAAGAAAGACGTTTACTTTTTACTCAGTAATATTCAGGTAGGTTTATTTTAACATACATAAATATTAAATTCAAGTAAGTATTTCATCTTCATCAAACAAGCATACAATTTGTTTATTCCTCTTCAAATATGTTCAGTGTTCTAATTCATTCTTCATCGAACACACAATACTTGCTTAAAATTTTAGCGTACTTCAATTGCATCTTCAGCAATCTACGTTGAGCTACTACAATATCATGGATCATTTCTTTCTTATCAGCACCTTCATTGCGATGTATCAACCAGTAAGTATGTTGATCTTCTTCATGAGGTACTAACTTTAACCTAGACTCAAGATTAAGCCTAGCTTCATTTACCAAAAGGTACACCTTGCGGGAAACTACAGATAGATTACACAACCTGCAATCTTCTTCATTTAGATTTCTATGAAGTACTTTCTGATCTTGCCTAATAGGTTTGCCGAAAGCAAGCATGCAACATACTTTACTTGCCTTTGCTTTAATCAGAAGTTTTGTAGGTTTAGCTTGTGAGTAAAATATGTAACCATCTTCATTAGGTACTAACCTTTTGTTGTTTTTCTTGTAGTACAAATATCCAGTAAGATGATCGTAACGGATGTTCTCAGATAGTATTTGATTATTATTCATATGTTCACCCGTTATTCCTTTCTTATCGTTTAATCATCACAATCCTTAGCACATGGACAATTGCATATATCGTCACAACCCTCTGGATTACCACAACAGCCTTGTTCTTCAGCTTCTTGTAGTTCCTGTAGAATCTTATACTTGTGTTCTAGACGCTCATTGATTTCCTCATAGTCAAGATACAGTTCTTTCCCTTCTAGAACATCTTCAATTTCTTCATCAGAAAGAAAGTACTCATAGCATTCACGGAAAATATCTTCAGCGTATTTAGACAAGTGACTTACATGCCGTTGTACATCTGTAGATTTGCCTCTGCTACCAAACGAACAGGAATGACACAAGAAGTTAGCGTACTTACCAATAGTAATAGAATCACAGGCAAGTGCAAGCAGACTACCAGCACTATATGCATCGCCTACTACTTCAGCTACAGTCTCTGCTTCTGTGTTATGAATAGCATGTAGAAGCTCCACCAAGCCCCTTAGATCACCACCGGGTGTATTAATTTTGAATACTACTACATCACCCTCACCTAGCTCTGAAATCTTGTTTACCACATGTCTGTAGTAAGCAGCATCCTTGACTTCACCATCAATAGGTACTGTTAGTTTTGTTAATGCTCGTTGTTCGTAGTAATACCCGCAGTATTGTTCTGAAGGTAATTCTAAAGAATCTTCTTCTAAGTCTACTCTAGGTTTACTGTAGAATAATTTGTTGTTACTGAGTGAGTGTGTTTTTGTTAAATTCATGTTTATTCCTTAATCAATTAACTTACCGATTACAACAGCTTGATCACTTACTTTATCTGATAATCCATTCATTCTATGTGTAAGTGATTGTACTTGAGCTTGTAGAAATCCCATTGCTTCTTTCATCTTCTCAAACTCCCTTGCTAATTTGCAGTAGTTTAAATCTAATTGTTGGTCTTGCATGTTATCTCCTCAGTAAATATTGTCCCGTACAAGACCAAAAGCTATTTCTCTGACTAGTCCACCACGAACAACATCGGCAGGAGAGTCAAAACTGATAACACCTACGTTGCGAATATTATGACGTTTAACAAACTCAAGTAACCATTTCAATCCAGACTCACCCTTAATATCACGTTGGTTTAAATCACCGGATACCACAAGTTTGCAGTTATCACTAATGCGGGTAATGATTGCTAACATTTCTTCAGGTGTACTCTGTTGACTTTCCTCGATTAGGAGGAATGATGGTTCGTCAAAGCTGCGACCACGTATGGACTCAAGTTCTTGTACTTCAATACTTCCTCGTTCACCATCATCTAGTGCAATCTCAAACTGTGCTTTACCTAAACGTTGTTTGATAGGATCAAGTACATTACGGACATATGGATATAGCTTCTGTAAAGCAGTACCGGGTTTAGCACCTGCTGACTTACCCGTCTGTACATACGGTCTTGCTACAATAATTTTAGAAATCTCATTCTTGCGGTATTTATCAGCAGCTACGCTAGCACTCAAATATGACTTACCGCAACCAAAAATACCAGTACACACAATCATCTGAATATTTGGATCGTTTAGCATTGCAAGATATTGTTTCTGTTTCTCAGTCATTGCAACAATAGGTGCAGGTTGATTCTGTTCCCTGAACTTATCTTTAGTCTTACGACCAACTACAGGTAGCGTTTCTTGTAACTTATCACGGCGTGTCATACGTTTAGTTTGCATATTACTCCTTAGATTTGGGATATTAAGTTTTCTAGCCAAGATTATTCAGCAATCTCATAAGTCATATAGAAAATATCAGGTTTACATGGATAGAATTCACCAGCGATTCCTTTGATGATAAAATCACCAATTGATGCAACATGCTTTGCTCTACCGTCAATTCCATCTTCTAAAGTACCAATTGTCATTCCGTCAGTAATAACATATGATTCGTAGACTTCCCATTTATCATGAGCAATTTGTGAAGTTAGTTCAACAGGTTTACCATCATGGATAAATTCGTATACTTCTTTGATGCTTTCTTTAGTAAGTTGTAAGGCATCAATAACAACAGGTTTCTTTTTGTATTTCATATTAACCTTCTAATTTAGCTCGACGTGTCTTAGAGATTTTAACTCCAGGAATCTGTTCAATTGCCTGAAGGAGTTGCTCTGCTTCATCTTCGGTAACATCGTCAAAAGCATCTAAATAGGTGTCACTAGGTGCCATACTCTGAGGTTCAGCTTCAATCACAGTAAACGTAAACACAGTCCCGATCTGCTGCGGGAAACCTACGTTCGTCTCTAGATCAAACTTCAAACCATCCTTCAGTAGAGGCTGAATCTTCTCAAACACCTCTGCATAGCTATAACATTGATAGCTATAACATTGATAGCTAGTGATTGTTTGTTCTGTAGGGTTACTTGCTGTATTCATATAAATCCTTTCTTGTGTTAGTAAAACTTCTGATACCGTGGTATACTTGGTATGTCAGATCATGTCTTAATTATAGCATGATTATTTTAGATAGCAATAGAGCAAGTAGAAAGGAATTTAACATGAACCCTAAGAAACTAGATGCCAAGTACATATCCTCTGAGTGTTCACCAAGACACATTCAATCTGTAATCGAAGATTTAGTGCAAATCATAAAACAACAAGAAGAACTAGCGATTAAGGTGTTACAATTGAACCCTCATTGTAACGAAATAGGTGCGGGAATGCTTGCTAATCTGCAAGAACTTGCTGGTGATGTTATTTGGAAGTAAACATGCAAACCAGACTAAGTTCTTTATACGAATCAATACTAAATACAACCATAGGCTTTTGTATTAACTTCTGTGCTAATCTTGTAGTACTACCTTGGTTTGGTTTTGATATTAATACTTCACAAGCGTTTCTGATGGGTATTGTATTTACAGCAATATCCATAGTAAGAGGTTACGCTATTCGTAGGTGGTTTAATTCTAGGTTATTTAAGAAAGGAAATGTATGAGTAAAGTAAATTTGATTAAAGGTGACTGCTTAGAAAAAATGAAAGATATTCCCGATGGTAGTGTAGATGCTATTATCTGTGATCCACCATATGGGACTACCGCATGTAAATGGGATAGTGTTATTCCTCTGGAGCCTATGTGGGACCAATTAAAAAGAATTACAAAACATAATAGTGCTATTGTGCTATTCGGAAGTCAACCATTTACATCCGTGCTGGTCAGTAGCAATCTAGAAATGTATAAATGCAGTTGGTTGTGGGAAAAAGAACGTCCTAGTAACTTTTTTGCAGCAAAATTCGTACCTCTTAATAATATCGAAGATATTCTAGTGTTCTCTACAGGGGGTGTAAACAACGGAACAAAGAACCCAATGAAATATTACCCTCAAGGGTTGATTGAAATCAACAGAACAGCTAAGAACGTCAATACAGGAGGAAAGATTGGTAAAGAGCATGGTACTTCTTTAAATAATGGAAGATTGTATAATCAAAAAACAACAGGGTATCCTAAACGAACTATCAAATTTAATCAAGATTTACAAACTACTCACCCTACACAAAAGCCAGTTTCTTTGATGGAATACTTAATCAAAACCTACACAAATGAAGGTGAAACCGTATTGGACTTCACAATGGGTTCAGGTACTACAGGAGTAGCTTGCGTAAATACTAATCGTAACTTTATAGGTATTGAGCAAGATGATAATTATTTTGAAATAGCTAAGAAACGTATTGAAGAAACTTTGAAAGGTAAACAGTAAATGATTCACAAGAAACAAGGAAATATCCTAAGTAATACTTCAGGTATTATTGTACATGGGTGTAATGCACAAGGAGTGATGGGTTCAGGGATTGCTAAACAAATCAAAGAAATGTATCCTAGTGCTTATGCTGTCTACAAAGAACATGTATTCTCTTCTGGTTTAAAGCTAGGTACTTATTCTTCAGTAAGACCTTACGTATACCAAGACCTAGTCATCGTAAACATGATTACACAACAATACTATGGTAAGGATAGTAAGAAGTACGTTAGCTATGACGCTATTCATGAAGGCTTTACTAAGCTATTCCAAGGATTAGAATCAGCAAGTATGCAGAACCTTCCAGTACGATTCCCTGCTATTGGTGCTGGATTAGGTGGAGGTAATCTAGAGGTTATCCTTAGTATCATTCAATCGTGTGATCCTATGGATAAATTTACTAAAGAACTTTGGGTATTATAAACAACATGACTACCACAGATATTAAACCAGTATTTTCAGTATCTTACGGTGATATTAAGAATAAAATAACAGGACGTAGCAGACGTGGTGTTATTACTTATTACCTATGGGAACAAAATATTACTATCAATGGAGTAGTACATGAAGTAAAAGCACCCGATGAATCTTGGTTGAAAAGTAATGTAGAAGCACTAATCAAGGAACAAAGGAAATTATTCTATAAGCAATATCCTGTAAATAAGATGCTTGAGGTATCTATTTACGGTGTGATTATATTCTTTATGTATTTATGGATTAGTTTATTTATTTGGATTATTAATTAAGGAGTAACAATGAAATATTTATTTACTAAACTATCTGACCCTGGGTATGAGCTTGAGTTTAACACAAAGCAAGAAGTACTTATTCATTTCTTACCAAGGGTATGTATGGATTGTGAAACAGAAGCTAAACTAAGGATTAACACAAACGATTTGACAGCAGAAGAATGTAATGAAGAATTCTTAGATGATTTACTATGTACTGCTTGTGGTTGTGAATATGATTTGGAGGAGATCATAGAATAATTTACTTGTTATCTATTGTAAGTAATGTTATAATAGATATTCATACATTAACAATAGGAGGAAGTATGTTTGAAATTAAATACAACAAAGATTATGCTATCGCACTACGTGAACATGGGTTCAGTGCAACAGAAATATCTGAATTTCTAGGTTGTTCGGTTAGCTGGTTATATAATGTAGTAAAGATTAAACCTGATGAGCAAAAGCGTAAGGCTTTAATGCAGTATGTAGTAGAGAGACATAATGAGGAAGTATGAAAGCAAACAAGTTGATTCTCATGAAGTTTACTGTGTAATGGATGAGAACTCTAAAATCATATACATAGGTTCAGGTAGGAACAATAGGCATAAGCATTGTGAATCTGGTTGTAGTCATGTGTATGAGTTAAACAGAATGCATTTCAACGGTGATAAAGTAAATATAAAACTACTTCACATAAATCTAACGAAAGAAGAATCTATTGAAATCGAACAAGCATTGATTCTACTTCATAAACCTAGACTCAATAGACAATTCACATCTTCTGATGTAAGAAAAGCTAGTATGTATGAAGGTAAACTTCTAAAAGAAAAGCTACTGAAAATAATTATAGGATTGGGCACAAGAAGTCAAATTCTATTAAGATTTCATAATCAGGTACTAGATTTTATTGATACATACAAGGTTCAAGGTCTGATAAAAGGTGTAAGAGTAAAGCATAGAATAGTTGAACCACTCAGAGGTAAAGATAAAACTTCCGATAGGCTGAGGTATTTTAATTATATCTTTAAATACGAGGAGGGTATACTGAGATTAACAGACACTGTAATAGAAAGATTAAATGCCAAAGAAGATTGATACACAAACAATAGAAGAAGCTAAGAAATTAAAACTAGAAGGAAAGAGTAATCAAGAAATCCACACGTTACTTGGTGTAAGTATAGGTTGGTGTAAGAAACACCTTACTGCTGAAAGTTTAGGCACTACTGAGAAATATGAAAAGATGTATTCTAAGAGCAAGAGTAAACAAGGACTTAGTAAAGCAGAGATTGCAAATGAATTTGATCTATACTCACTACCAGCACATGAATTTTCTAACAAGATGCAAACTGCTGTCCGTAGGGTAAGAGCAAACAATAAAGAAAATATTGTAAGACCCAATTGGATGCATCCTAATTTTGCTAACTTCATGACACAAAGAATAGTAGAAAATTCCTTAATGCTTGAAGATAGGACAACTGAAGAATCAACCGAACTACACTACTTGCTTACACAACACTGTGATGAGGACATGTTGAAGTTAATGCCTTCTATTGGACAGATAAAGTCTGCTATGGTTGGCCTTACATCAGCTAGTGTAAGTCAGTATGGTGCTAGCACGAGTAAGCTAAACAACTGGTTGGAGTCTCTTGGTAGGACTTCATCTATACTGACTAAACGTAACCAACAGCAAGAAACACAAATGTTTGCATCCAAACCATATATTGTTGATTTCATTGAAGATTTTGATGATTGTGCTTACTAAGGAAGTTTTTATAGACTTTTTTACATATCTATACTAAAGTCTATAAAAGACTATATAAACTTAGTCTACATAAACAACACTACCTAACCTCAGAATACTTCTGGATAAATTCCAGGAGTACCTGAGGTTTTCCTTATTTATAGAAGTTTAATATTCAAGAAACATCTACTATCTATGAATAATTTTAGAGTAATTCTATATGTATAGAAATATCTTGTTTGTGTAGTTCTATATTTACTTCCTTACTACATCATAACAAATAAACTAACTCTAGTATGTCATATTGTTGTGTTAGTTATGGTGTCATCTTAGAAATATCTACAGCACCTTTCTTTGTGTTACCTTCGTTTTACCTTGAGGAGTACTAAGATTACCAGAAGGCTTTAAACAAGCTACAACAGCTTATTCCTTTGTTTGATACGTTGGTATTACTTCCTTAAAATTATTCCTTGCAGGCTGTTCTGGTGCATTCCAGAGGTATATTAGCATGGGAAATATCTCAAGCTACAGCTTTGGTATGACATTGCTTAATTATTGAGCACTTATTGTTGGTGATAATCTACGGTGTTTTATGGATATTCTCTTGCTGGATGGAATTGGTGCTTGATAGACCCCACATCCCGTCCATTCATTCTCCGCTACAATTCTGAAATATCCAAGGGTTAAATCTAGGTGATTCTAGGGCATTCTAAGCGTTGCTAGTGGTGGTTTCAATGCTATAACTTTGGGTTGACTGCTGGTCACATCCTGATGTTATAACGAGAAAACCCCGAGGGTTAGTCGGGGTTATATCTGAGGGTAAATCGAGGTGTTTTGACGGTGATTTTATCGTCGGTATGTCATGTTGCTATCGTATTTGAACTAAAGTACACCTGAAATGACCTCAGAACCTTACATAATGTAATAGTAGTCCCTTCATGTTATTACATAAAGTAAGCCCTAGGGTAAGCCTAGGGTAAGCCTAGGGTTATTTTTCATGATGTAAGCACCATAATGGTGCAGTCTATCAGGTCACCTCCACATCATCCAAGCTAGCCAAAGCATAGGACTAGCAATCACCGTGCACCACAACGCACAGTATGTAAGGTAAGCACCTAGGACAAGAACCACCATGAAGCGTTTATATGCTGTGGTTGATGCCCTGATAAGGTGCTGGTGCTTGCAACGCAGCCATAGGGCCATAGAGTGCCTTGGTATTGCCATCATACAATCACCGCTCCAATGTAGTTTGTTGATTATCTACTGCACGAATAATCCGCACGATGCAGTGTATGTCCCGATCAGCTTTCCATTGAACCTCACGTATCCAAGCGTAAGACAAATCAAATAACTCCGATGCATTGCCAAGTGCAATCAATGAAGCATTATCGTAATCTTGGTTTTCAGCCATCATAGAATCAATTAACCCAGCATCGCAAGCTTCATCGAATGCTTCCTGATCATGGCTTGCCCATACTAAGCACAATGTACCGTATTCATTGCCAATAATCCAAGCCTTTACATTGTACGGATTGTATGCTGTATCAATGTCGATATGCTTAGGGAATAATACATTGTTCAATAGAACCTTATCATCGGGTAATTCGAAGCTAGCATTGTTTGTGTGGAATTTCATTTTATGCCTTCACTCATGGTCAATCCTAACAATCAAACGTTCCCCTACAGTATCAAGCTTGCCGATAGTATGTTGCACCGTTAATATATGCTTTCATATTATTCCACCTCAAAGTAAAATGATTCAGAGCACCAGCATACGGCATGCCCCGATGGATTATCCGACAATGTAACATTGATGTCTCCACAGCATGTCGGGATATAGCCGTCTGAATCATCAATGCAAACACCCATGGCATCGGCGTACTTATCAGCGTATATACGGCAGTCTAGCAAGTCGTGACCGTCAAGCGTATATGTAGCTAGTAATTCACCTGAT